CAACGCTTCGTGGCGCTCGGTGTCCCAATAGAGACAACCGGTCGTATTCAGGTCTTTCATCACTTCTTCGCTGATGAGACGTCGGCGCTCCGTAACCGGCGTGCCGGTCTGTGCCCGAAGTTTCTTCAGTGTCGTGAGAACAGGCGTCTCTGCCGGGGCATGTGCAATACGATACCCACGGTAAATATCCTTCCACAAATCTTCGTCGCTGTTGTAGCGCCACTCGGAGTGAAACTTATCGTTGGCTGAGTTATAGACCAACGAGAAGCAATCTTCTTCGCTCATGCCAAGGGTGTAGCAGATATGGTAAATCCGCCACAACGCCGCTGAACGATCCTCACGGGGCCGATCAAGCAAGTCTTTGAGTTCATTGGTAAAACTGTACTGTTCTTCCAGTTCCAGCCGGGATGAGAGATGTTCCAGATTCGGCGGATCGGGCATCTTGCCGGTATCCAGCATGATTTCCGGGGCCGCTTCTAAATCGTCAAAATCTGCCGCTGTGTATTTGTTAGCCGCGTTAAACGACTGCACCACAATGGGATGTGGCGTCTGTCGCTTGAAAGACGTGCTTCCGGGCAGACGCAGCCACTTGGCAAGTGCCCATCCACCTTTATCCTCACGGAGCTTGTGTCCGTAGGCCAGCCGGTAATTGATCTTTTCGACGTCCCGTGCCGGGAGCGGTTCCGCCAAGAGCCAGTAGAGATGAAAACGTCCGGGCGATGTGCTGACGACGATGGACGGCTCAGGTTTGAACGTCCCCGGAGGAATGTCCGCATCATCCAGTTCTACCCACGCCACATCAAGAAGGTCTACAGCGTCATCTTTGCCGCAATCCTTCCCGCGACGGGTAAACCCGTGGGGAGAAAAGTACACATCTTTTCCTACGCTATCGAAACCAAGTCCAGAAATGCCGGTTTCGTCAAGCGCATTGATTGTTCCCCGACTTCGCCAGTGAATCGTACCCGGAAATCGTTGGTCCGAGTCGATGACCGCAAAACGGATCAGGTCGTCTTTGCGGGGATCATTGGCATCCTCCAACGGAAAGATCAACCGCAAAAACTCAGCAGTTTGCATATATGAGGGTCCTTTCAGGGATTTCGATGGTTTATTTCTTGACACTCGCAAGTTAGATATGGTATGTTAGGTGAAGTTTAAGAAAAGCATTTTTTCGAAAACTTTACCCCTTCCACCCAACGCTGTGTGTCAGTGCGTGGACAGGAATGATACCGTAAAAGCCGAAGAAGGTCAATGACTACGCTAATCAACGCCCTCGTACCATCCTACGACGAAGCACGGGTACAACAACTCCTAGACGACATTCGACGTGGGTATTCATTTACCGACGCATGCCGAAATGCCGGGTACCGTGAGTCAACGATCCGGACATGGATGCTGAGAGGGGGTGATCCAGAATCTCGGTCCCCAAAGGTATGTCATCCCTCAGTGCGTGTTGAGCCGTACTACACCTTCGTCCGAGAACTTAGGTCCGCAATGGCTCAGGGAAAGCACCACTCGCCACCGGGACCGCCCCGTGGTCGTCGGCCACAAGACATAACCGAAGAACAGCGTGAGGCTGTGCTTCGGGCACTGGCACTCGGTTGGTCATTTCCCGCCGCATGCAGAGAAGCCAAACTCCCCTATGCCACCTTTATTTCATGGCTCCGGCTTGGCGGGTACCCACAGAAGGTATCTCCCTACCGGGACGTTTCCCATGAATATATTGAGGAACCATATAAATCCTTTGTCCGTGATGTACTAGATGCCGAGGATAACTACTTTGCCACGTAGACGATATGATCTTGATACCCTTGATGACTCCCCGGATGTGGTGTCATCTCTAGCGCAACGAGCGAGAGAGTTGGCCCGTGTGCATCCGGAAACGAATCCGGATACGAAGCGACCGTACGGAATTAGTGCGGAACAACGCATTCTCTTGATAGATGCGATTCGTGCCGGGAACTTCTTTTCAACTGCCTGCCAAATTGCCGGAGTTTCGACTTCGACGTTTAACGACTGGATGCAACGCGGTGGTGACGCTGCAAGCGAAAGTAAATATGTCGAAGATGATCCGGTAGAACCATATAAGTCCTTTGCACGGGATGTGCGACTCGCTGAAGCAGAGGGAGAACAAAATCTGCTTGCTGATATTCGTGCAGCCGGTAAAGTGGACTGGAAAGCAAACGCTTGGATTCTCGCACGCCGACACAAGGACGCGTGGGGGGAACAAAAGGGACCAATCCAAATCGGAACGAGTGGAAACGTTTCGATTATGCTCCCTTCAAATAGTCGGGATAGCTCCCCGGATGAGAGCTAGGAGTTAATCGTTTATGAATCTCGAAATCCCCGAATCACTTGATAGCCTGTGTGTTGTGTGCGCTGACACGGGTCGATGGTCGGGAGCGCCGGAACCCTGCCCGGAATGCGGTGCATTTGCACCACTTCGAAAGCAAGCGAAGCGAGAGAAGTGGCGTCCATCGGATAACTACCGTGAGATTGAAACCCATCAGGGGCTGAATCGTAAAGAACGACGGCAGCAAAAGTCGAAACGCCTGAATAAGCGAGGATAAGTATGTCAGTCAATACAGTTAGTGATCCGTGGGTTGGCGCGGAAATCGTGGATATTTCTACGACGGACCACACGTTCACCGCCAGACACGTTCATTTAGCTTTTAAGGATTTGCTATGGTAAACAAATTGATTGCACAATACGCAGGACATGTAAATCCCGATGATTTTTCACAAGACGTAGCAAACGCGCTGCAAAATACCAACGACCGCACGGGAAGTGCTCCGGTAGATACGGCAATGGGTTCGTTGATCGCCACGCCGGGGAGCGATACGCAGGCGGCAATCGCCGCGCTCATCGCGGCGGTCAATGAGAGCGGCGGCGGGGGTGGGAGTGGTGATACCTACCCGATGAATCAGGCCATCTGGTACGACAACAGCACGGCGATAGCCGGGACGGACACGAGCAGCGGGATGGGGTTGGACCCGGATATGGTCTACGGAGCGCTGATCCGCGTGACGGACCCGAGCGCCGGGCTGGCCGCGATCGGCGTGCGGGTGATGGCCGGTCCGGCCAATCCGGCGACGCTCCGCTTCGGGCTGTACGCGGTATCGGACGCGGCAACGAGCCGGGGGCTGCCCGGCGAACGCGGCGCGGAGCTGGGAACGATCGCGGTCGATGCCGTGGAAACCGGGTGGCTGACGCTGGAGACCTTTGCGGCGGCGGCGCCCGGATGGTACTGGATTGGCGTGGCCACGACCGAAAGCCTGGAGCTGATGGCGTGGTCCCCAGCCGTCACCGGCGGCGCGCTGCTCGGCGTGCGCGACCCAGATGGGGGGAACTTCCAGGCCGCCGGCGGGGTCGAACTGGCCGCCGCCGGCGCGCAGACGGCGATGCCGGCCACGCTGGCCGATGTCGCCACGGCCAGCGATCGGGTTTCCGAAGCGCCGTATCTCGCGTTCCGCATCGGCCCGTTATAGGAGCCACGATGCTCACCAACGGCTACACCACCGTCGCGGCGCTCAAGACCCGGCTCGGCAACATCGCCGATGACCGGGACGACGCCAAGCTGGAGCAGATCATCGAGGCGGCCAGCCGGGAGATCGACGGCCTGACGAACCGCGTGTTCTACACCGTGGACGCGCAGGCCCAGAGCACGAATCTCACCTACGTCATCGAGCGGATTCCGGTTACTGGAACCGTGACGGCGGCATACCTGATGGTAGATGCACCCCATTTTGGAACTACCGCGACCGCTTGGCGGCTCGACATTCAACGAGCAGCGTCAACTGGCGGCGAGTTCACGACTATGGCCGATGTTGATTTCGTAACCGGAGTGGACATAGAGGCGCAGGTTGAGTTCCCGATGGTGCTGGCATCTGCGGGAAGTCTGGCCGTGACGGAAGGGCAGTACGTGTACGTATGGAACCGGGTCGGAGTCAACTCGGAAGGCACCCCCCGGTGTTTGGTCGTGCTCGTTATTGAACCCGCCTAGGAGACAAGATAATGCCTAATCTAAATGTTGATCCGCCTCAGTATTTTGTTGGGGAGACTGTGCGGTTTTGGGCACGGGATATTCTCGACGCGGCGGGTGATCCAGTCGAAGCCGGAGACGGTACGATGCTGGTTCAACTTATTGACTATAACGATGAAGCGGTGGCATCGGAGTCCGGGCAACCGGACACCGTTGACACGAACGATTGGTACGCGGACGTAAACCTGCCGCAATCCGGTATGCACGATGTGAAGATCACCGTCACCGTTGGTGATACGGTGCGGATTAGTAAAGAACCGTTTTATATCTACCCGTAAGAAGAATGTATGGCTAAACAACAAGACGTCGTTGAAGTCAAACCACAAGAAGGACCACAGACGGAGTTTCTATCAACTCCGGCTGATATTGCTGTCTACGGTGGTGCGGCGGGTGGAGGAAAAACATGGGCTATTCTCGCAGAACCGCTCAGACACTACGGCAACCCGAAGTTCTCCGCTGTTATCTTCCGCCGAACGTATCCTATGATCGAAAGCGAAGGCGGTCTTTGGGAGGAATCCGGCAACGTCTACCCGCTCGTCGGCGGAAAGCCGAGACAGCGTGACCTAAAGTGGATTTTCCCTACAGGCATGTCCGTTCGTTTTGCACACATGCAACACGAAGATGACAAGCTGAACTGGCAGGGAGCGCAAATCCCCTTCATCGGATTCGATGAGTTAACGCACTTCACAGAATCGCAGTTCTTCTACATGCTCTCTCGTAACCGTTCGGTGTCGGCGGGAATCAAGGGGTATATCCGAGCGACATGTAACCCGGATGCGCTTTCGTGGGTGAAGCGGTTTCTTGCCCCGTGGGTTGATCGCTTCTCTCCGGTGAAAGCCGAGAGCGGCGAAATCCTCTACATGATGCGAGATGGGGGACATATCAAATGGTACCGAAGTAAGCAGGAAGCCATTGATGATCCGGAAAATGCCCACTTGCTGAATAACCCACATGTCGATCCAGAATCTCTTATTAAATCCGTTACCTTCATTAAATCTACGATTTATGACAACCAGATTCTTATTAAGCAACAGCCTGAATACCTCGGAAGTCTCCTTGCCCTCCCATACGTGGAGCGTATGCGTCTGCTTGAAGGCGATTGGGATGTTCTTCCGGAAGCCGGAAAGGTCTTTGACCGGACGTGGTTTGAAGGGGTGAAGTCGGCTCCGGTCGGCGGCTCCGGTAAAGATAAAGCGTGGGAAGTTCGGTTTTGGGACTTTGCTGCCACTGAAAAGAAGGTGAAAGGTGACGATCCCGACTGGACAGTAGGTACAAAAATGCGTAAAGTTAATGGAAAGTATTACGTTGTCGATGTTATTCGCGTACGGGCAAACCCCGGAGAGCTTGAACGGGTGGTGGTGAACACCGCATCACAAGAGCCGGATGTGCCTGTGCGATGGGAGCAGGAAGGGGCATCCTCGGGTAAGATTGCGACGAATCACTTTGTTGAAAAACTGGCCGGATACGATGCCCGTGGTATGCGTCCAACTGGTGATAAACTGACACGGGCGCTCCCCTTTTCCGCACAAGCTGAAGTTCAGAACGTGAAGCTGGTACAGGCTGAATGGAATGAGCAATGGCTAACAGAACTCCACCACTTTCCTGACGCAACCCACGACGACTGTGTAGATAGCGCCTCTGGTGCCTTTAATTATCTTGCTCGATTTGGCGCTGATGTAAGCGTCGGCCCGGACATTTGGAGTTAATACATGAGCTACCCACCTTCCGCCCCACAGCAATATCCGTCGTTCACCTTTACGCCACAAGTGGTGTCTGTTCCTCATGGGGCTTCAGGAGCAGCGGCGAATAAAATGAACCTTGCGAAACGGGCGTATCACGGTGACTATGCCGCTCCACTCCGGACGAAAGCCGGTGCCCCAAACGACAACATCACCATGAACCTGTGTCGTTCGATTGTCGATAAGTCGGTGAGTTTCCTGTTTGGACGACCGGTAAGTTTTGCACTCGATCAAGACGTTACAAAATCGCCTGATGAAATCCTTCTCGATCAAATCTGGAAGTTCAGTAACAAGGACGCCTTGCTGCAACGACTGGCAACCAACGGAGCAGTCTTTGGACAGGTGTTCCTGAAGATTCGTATTGAAGAAACCTTACCGCGATTGCTGGTGCTCGATCCTACCTGTGTCACGGTAGAAACCGCTCACGATGATTACACGCAGGTAAACCGCTACGTCATTAAGTGGAAAATTACGCTTGACGAAGCAATAAAAAAGCAGCGCATCTACCGTCAGCGTATTGCCCGTGTGCCAGCCCGGTTGTACTTCGATCCAAATGGCGACTTGCAGAACGCTCCGCAGTCGTGGACGATTGAAGATGACTACGCCGATGTGCAATGGGATCAGGAACCGACTGATGGAGATTGGGTTCGAATCGGATATGAGGACTGGCCCTATGAGTTCTCTCCGATTGTAGACTGCCAGAATCTTCCGTCTGCAAATGAATATTGGGGATTGTCTGACATTGAGCCGGATATTATTCGACTCGTTGAATCTATTCACCGATCCGTGTCAAATATTAACCGTATCATTCGTAACCATGCGTTCCCTCGCACGTATACGATTGGGCTGGACGGCAAGCAAGCGGAACAGGTTGTTATTAATCCGGACGGAATTATTAACATTCCGGGCGATCCAACACAGGTCAAGTTCGCTAACCTTGAAATGCAGTCCGACCTTGCGAGTTCATTGAGCTTCTATGATCGGCTCCGAGAAGCCCTCTATGAAGTGTCACGAACACCGGAAGTCGCTGCGGGTAAGGTACAGGATTTGGCCTATCTGTCCGCTATGGCGATGCAGATTTTGTATGGCCCAATGCTGGAAAAGACCAACACCAAGCGCATGCTCTACGGGGCATTCCTTGGAGAAGTCTGCAAGCGTGTCATGTTCATCATGGGACGACCGATTACCGATGATGTTATTGTCATTTGGCCTGAAACCTTCCCACGCGATGCTCAAATTGAGACATTGACGGCGATTAATAAGCTGCAAGTTGGCTTTTCATCTGATACAATTATCTCTGAACTCGGTGGAAACCCTGAGTACGAACGAGAACGACGTAAGGATGATCCGGGTTCGGTACCGTTGGTACCGGCTTCGGCTCCTGAGCCACAAGCAGGTAGTTCTGCCAATACCACGCAACGTGCGGCGGCTAATGGTGGACCGGAGCGATAATGGATAAACAAACTCATCTAACCCCCGGTGAGCGACTGCAACAGTTGGAGACGACTGTGCAGACACTTACCAAGCAGACACGTCAACAGTTGGAAACGATTCAGGAGTTGACGGAAACCTTGCGGACGATGTTCGGACTCTTTCAGATTCTCCCTGAATTACTCAATCAAAACATGCCAGCCGTACGTGCTGCGGAGGTACGTAAGTTCAAAAACCATATGGACTACGTATCCATGCAGCATATTACGCGTTTAAATCCTGTGGAACAACAAGAAAGTTAGGGAAGTCCCTTGACACGCTTTCTTTTGTTTAGTATAATGGCCGTATCCAGAACTTGATACGCCACAAGGAGTACCAATGTCTGTACCAATCCCTCCCGATGCGAGTCAGGTACCCGTGTCGAACCCGCCAGCGAACCCCGGTGGTTCAGAGGCACCAACCACTCCCCCTGCGGCACCACAGACGCCGCAAACGCCACCTTCTCCCCCGGCTGATCCTCCGGCAAATCCTGCTGATGATTCGTGGCTTGCCACACAGCCAGAGAATGTGCAGAAGTACATTCGTGACCTTCGACGCGAAAACGGCGACTATCGCACAAAGTATCAGGATGCAACTACAAAGCTGACTGAGATTGAACGTGCGAACATGACGGAAGCCGAACGTGTCAAGGCCGACCTAGAGAACTTGCAGACGAATGTACTGCCGACGAAGGACCAACAAATCCGTGAACTGCAAGTGCAGATTGCGGCATCCGCAAAGGGTGTTGTTGATCCGGAAGCGGTCGTGAAGTTTCTCGATTGGTCAAAGGTTGATTCGGGTACGTCCGTTAATCAGGCCATTGATGATCTTCTTGCGGCCAAGCCGTATCTGAAAGCAAGTCAACCGGCTGCGACACCCCCGGCTCCAACCGCTCCCCCGTCGTCATCGTCTCCTGCGGCTCCGGCTGGTGGAGGGGGGACCGCCGCTCGATACACACAGTCTCAGCTTAACTCAATGAGTCAGGCCGAGTTTGAAAAGAATCGTAGCGCGATCTTCGAAGCAATGGCAGACGGACGTGTTGACTATGACAAATAAATAATCTCATAATCGGGTGCCGGATGATAAGATGCGATCCGGCATCCACCCTCCCTCTCTTGTGCGTAATTGGCAAATCGTTTCCATACTAGGAGTTTCCCTATGGCTCTTGATCGTTTTATCCCTACACTGTGGAGTAACGAACTACTTGTTTCTCTTAAGAAGGCCCACATTTTCGGACAGCCCGGTGTTGCAAACCGAGACTACGAAGGTGAACTTCGACAAGCCGGAGACACAGTAAAGATTAATGCAATCGGCCCTGTATCTATCGGAAACTACGTGAAGAACACGAACATCTCCGATCCTGAAGAACTGAACGACGCTCAGACGACACTTGAAATCACCGAGCAGAAGTATTTCAACTTCCAAGTTGATGACATTGACCAAGTGCAGCAGAAGCCGAAGGTCATGGGTCAGGCAATGCAGGAAGCAGCTTACGGGCTGCGAAATACTGCCGACAGCTTTCTTGCTGCGGCATTGGTGGCGGGGCTTTCAACTGGTAACACAATCGGTACGACAGGCGCTCCTGAAGCAGTTTCAACTGCTACAGATGCCTACGAACTTTTGGTTGAGATGAAGGTTCGACTCGACATGAACAACGTACCGGACTCCGGGCGTTGGGCGATTGTTCCTCCGTTCTTCATCGGTCAGATGTTGAAGGACAACCGATTCGTGTCTAACATTGAATCAGTATCCCGAGAAGGTCTGTTGAACGGTAGCGTTGGACGAGCCGCAGGGTTCGATATTCTAACGACAAATAACACGGTGTACGAAAACACCGGGGCCGTTGGCGACTACTACTACGCGTTTGCTGGAACAAGCATGGCGTTGTCATTCGCTGAACAGATCGTACAGGTTGAAGCCTACCGACCAGAGAAGCGATTCGCTGACGCGGTGAAGGGACTTCACGTTTACGGTGGTAAGGTTATCCGACCTGAAGCCCTCGTTGGACTGATCGTAGACCGCCCATCGGTATAATCCGATAGCGGTCTACGGACCTTCTTTTAGTACACTAGGAGTAAAGAACTATGGCCCGAACAGCCCTAACGAAGTCTAGTATTACAGCAGATGCAGGAGTAAACTCTGCGGCTGCGGGGTTCTACCAGACTGGTGACAACACAAATAACATGGTCCTTGATGCTGGTGGAAAGGGTGAAATCATCCTCCACGCCAAGAACACAAACGGTGCCGAGCGAACGGTAACGGTGAAGGCCGGAACCGGTGGGCATCTCGGTAGCGCATGGCGTGCCAGCATGGGCGACCTTGCGGTAGCAATCCCTGCAACATCAGGTGAGCGATTTATCCGCATTGCGGACACAGCGCGATTCATGCAATCAGACGGAAACATTCACATCGACATTTCTGGTGCCGGTGTGACGATTGCCGTTCTTAACGTAGACTAAAGGGAGTAACCTATGGCTGTTCGTTCTTCAATGGCGCGGCTGATCCGAAAAGTCCGGTCGAACATTGGGGATACAGCCGGTCCTCTACAGGTTTTTTCGGACCAAGAGATTCAGGATGCGCTGGATTCTCGCCGGAGAGACGTCTACGAATATGCACTTACCGCTGCACCGAACGATCTTGACTACTATGCTGACGGAGGGTGGTGGGAGGATGAACCGACCATCACCCTCACTGATGATACCGTTGTAACAGCCGTAAGCACTCCCCTCTACATTGCGTCAGAAAACCCCGTTGTTGGCGTCTGGACGTTCAACCAAGCCCCAAGCACATCAGTACGTCTCTCGGGGAGACAATACGACGTTAATGCAGCAAGCGCCGATTTGCTTGATGCGTGGTTGGGAAAGATTAAATTGGAGTTCGACTTCCTAGAATTGGGAAGTACCTTCAAAGCGTCACAGCAGGCTGTTATGGTTGAGCAAGCGGCCAAACGGTTTCGCGCTCGACAGTGGATCACGACGGCAAATGTACGCCGAACGGATGACCTTGCGGGATGGTACTAACATGACAATTCTCATTCGTCGGTGGTCCGATAATGCCGAGTACCGTGTACCGGATATTGACGCCTACAACCGGCTCTATAAAGGGAAGGGATACTACATCCCCTTCGGCCCTCACGCGACTCATACCCCTGACGGTCAGCGTATTAAGCAAGTAGCACCCCGTGTGCCACGTATTTCAAGGAAGCCTCATGGTTCACACACGTCTGAGTCCGTATCAACTCCAACGGATGCAGAGAACACAGGACACGAATCTTCCTGATCGGGCGGATATTCACCGTCCTACCTATGTCGTTGATGAGATGGGTGGGACGGAACCCGATTACACCCCTGTGTATGAGCAGATTCCGATTTATTCAGAACCGCGTATTCTTCGTGAAATCAAGGAAGATATTGCTGGTGGTGTGATTCAATCTGGTGTTCGTTGGATTTGCCGCGTAGAGTGGAAGAATAACGACATTCGGCTTGACGACATTGTGATTATTACTGAGTCTCGCTCATTGCAACAATATGTTTTGCAAGTCACAAGTCTCCTTTCGCCTCAGTCATATGGCACATCCTACGGATTTCAGTGCATTTTGGTAGACTAATATGCTACAATACCGAATAGTTATCAGAAACAACCGAATCCCACAGATTCTCGCAACGTTGGATGAACGGGTTGATAACGCAATTCGGGGTTATGTAACAGACGATCTTATCCCCCAAGCACAGAGAAACCAAGCCCCTCACATTGATACGGGAATGCTGAACGCCTCTGGTGAAGTATTCCGACAAGGATTAATGAATTACCTCGTTCGCTTTACCGGTGGAGCCGCAACCGGATGGACCGGAGAGCCGCGTGTGTACGCGATGTACCACGAATACGGAACTCGATTCACAGGAGCCTACCCGTTCCTTGGTCCTGCGGTAGACACAACCTTCCCCGGTGACATTATGGATCAGATTATCGCTATCTTCCTCTAAGGAAACGCCTGTGTACGATGTAATTTCGGAAGCCGAAATCTTTATCAAGAGTCGCCTCCTTGCGAAAGCCAGTGTGGTAGCGGTTGTCGGTGAACGAGTATTCACGCACCCCGGCCCCCGCTACAGCGAAAACGCTGATCGTATCACCTACCCGATTATCACCTACGATTTTCTCTACCCGTCTAATGACACTCTCCTTGTCGGTTCTGATCGGTTTTGGTCAACACTCCGGTTTCTTGTTCGGACCATTGATAAGGGCAATAGCTCACGAAACGGAGCAGAAGGAGCGGCGGCGATCTACGAAGCCCTACATGGTACAAGCGGGTACACACCGAACGGCGCTGTGATTACCTCCTGTATTCAAATCCAACCATATAAAGAAACCGAAGTAATGAGTTCGACACAATACATTCACCTTGGTGGCGAGTATTTGATTAATATTAATACTCCAACAAGTTAAGGAGCTTACTTATGGCACTACGAGAACGAGCACAAGTATTTGAAGCGTCTCAATGGGGAGCAGAGTCTATTGTAGCACCGGGCGTTGCAGTGGCTGCGGACAAGCGCCTAGAGGCAATCAGTGCTGCGCTAAAGCCAAATATCGAAGTTGAACGCTACCGACCGTTCGGTAATAAGTTTGATACCCTAATGATTCCGGGGAAAGACTGGACGACTGTTGACGTAACGGGGCGACTCGACTACAACAACATCATCTACCCACTTGCCTCTGCGGTGAGCTACCCAACGATCACTACACCGGGTGGTGGAACCAACGCCCGACTGTGGGAGTTTGAGTCACGGGCCACGGTTCCTGATACGGTACAGACGTATACCGTTGAAACGGGATCACCTGTCCGAGCACAACGAGCAACAAATGTTATCCTCAGTGATCTTGGGTTCGCCTTTACCCGAGGGTCTATCGAAATTACCGCAACTGGTATCGGAAAGCGGTTTGAGGATAACATCTACCAGACTGGTAACGCGGTCTACAGCGTAACGATTGACGGTACGGTTACTGGTGGTACATTCACCCTGACCTACTCTGCACAAACAACATCGGCTATTGCCTATGATGCAACCGCCGCACAGGTGGAAGCTGCACTTGTGGCATTGAACAACATTAATTACGGTGATGTTCAGGTGTCTGGCGGTCCCGGCGATGAAGCCCCATTCTATGTAACGTTTACTGGTGATCTTGGCAACCAAGCCATTACAATGACAGGAACGTTTACATCGCTCACAGCCGCTCCGGGGACAAGCGCGGTTGCCTCAGTCAAGACAGGGACAGCAATCACAACCGTGACAGCCCTTCCTGCTATTCCGGGGAATGTTAACGTCTATGTGGATACCGACTTTGCGAACATCGGGACAACAAAGCTGACACGTCTCTTTGAGGCCGACGTCAACATTGCCAGCCGATTTAATCCAATGTGGGTACTCGACTCTGACCAAACATCGTTTGCGGCAACAGTCGAAGCCCCACCTGATGTGACGTCACGTCTGAAAATGGCGGCGAACGGTGCTGGTATGGAATACCTGAACACCATCCGAGACGGAAGCACAGTCTACATCCGTATTGAGTCTGAAGGCGATGCCTTTGCCGCTCCTGATGCCTCACTGAACTACCTGTTCCGTGCGGATATGGCGGCGAAGATCGAATCCCTCAATGACTTCGGTGAAACAGACGGAGCCATGTCGGTTGACTGGATGTTCCGAGCGGTTGACGACAGCGACTTCGGTGGCGCTGCCCGATTCCAAGTTCAGAACTTGCGAACAGCACTCTAATACAGTAAACTGAAGGGGCAACTTACAAAAGTTGCCCCTTTGGGCATTTTGCGGTATAATGCTACCAAAGGTATGCATTATACCGTTTTTTAGTGTAATTAAGGAGTTATCGTCTCTATGCCAATCCGAGTTGCCGATCTTGCGAAAGAACGGAGCGAAGTTGTTGTCAACACGCCGCTTGGTCAGGTACGTGTTACCTATCGTCCAAACGTTCGAACCCCTGCCGACGAAGCGCGTATGGCAAATGCGACAGGCGAAGATGCCTACCGGGAAATGCTTGAATCCCTGCACAAACTCATCGTAGAGTGGGATTTGGTTGGCCCTGTGTATGATGCCGAAGATGGAAGCCTTGTCATCGAAGAAGATGCTGAAGTTCCCACAAAGCCACAGATCACACAGCACATTTCGTCAACCCTGCTCGGAATGATCTTTACCGCGATGCTGGAAGATATGCGCCCAAACTCACCGAAGAATCCGTCCAAGAACTCGCAGAAGCTCTATGCTACGGATTCACGGGGGAGTCTCGCATAAAATACGAACCTTACTTTGTTATTAGACGAGCGAAGTATCTTGGCATGTCGCCCACGGAAGTCCTAGAACTCCCTGTGTTCTGGTACGAGTGGGCGGCATTAGCCGAAGCAGCGGACAATGCCGCTGACCGCGAAAACCAGAATAAGGCACAGTCGGATAGACAATATGATTCAATAAAAAAACAGCAATAATGTAATGTAAGGAATTGGTATGGGTCACAGAGTAGCAGAGCTTGAAGTCGTTGTTAATGCCAACGTTGGTCAAGCGCAACGAGAGCTTAATAATCTAAACCGTACCTTCCACAACATTATTGCTGGTGGTGCGCTCTTGGGTGCCGGTGGCGGACTCGTTGGATGGTTCAAGGATGCCGTAACATCCGGTGCCCAATTTGAGCAAACCATGATCCGTGTGCAGCAGCTTGCCACGGGTGCGGAAGTAAGTGTAGACGCACTTACGAAGAAAGCGTTCGCCGTTGACCAAACAACCATTTACTCAGCACAGCAAATTGCTGAAGCGATGGAGCAACTTGGTCGTGAAGGATTTACCGGAGAGCAAATCCTTGGCGGTTGGACGGACGCTGCGGTTAACTTCGCAGCGGTTATTGATGAAGATTTGACACTTGCCACGAACATCTTCGGGCAAGTCGCCCGTGTGTTTAAAGATGAGGGACTAAGCGCGGCAAGAACTGCCGACATTCTCTCACAGGCGATCCTCCGTTCCGGACGTCCTGCGGCTGAGTTCGCAACTGGTATGCAGTATATCGGTTCCATCGCGGCTCAGTTGGGCGTACCGCTAGAAGAAACTGCTACATCACTTTCCTACTTGCAGTCACTTGGTATCAAGGGTCGTTCCGCTGGTACCGGTTTGCGAAGCATGTTTACGGAACTTGCGGCGGGAGCCGATGAGTTCGGTATGAGTCATGGTGTGCAAGCGTTCGATCCCGTAACCGGGAACTTCGTCGGTATGCCGAAGATCATTGACCAATTCAATGAACTGCTTTCAACTATGTCGAAAGCGGAAGGTTTGTCATTCCTAGAAGATATTTTCGGAAAGCCTGCGTCGTCTCCGTTGTACGCCCTCTTTACCGGTGGAACCGAAGCCTACGATGAGCACCTTCGAAAGATGGAGGACTTGGGGACGGCTGCGGCATTCATGCGTACATTGATGGATACGATTGGTGGTTCGCTTGACCGCTTCGAAGCTGCGGCATCGAACGCCATGCGACAGATCGGTGTTATCGGTGGTAACATGATTCGCCCATTCATCGACTTGTTGACCGAGCTACTTGGTGCCTTTGCAAATGCTCCACGAATCGTTCATATCGCAGCGGCGGCATTCGTTGTACTTACGGGTGCGTTGATGGGGCTTGCCGGAGCAATCATGGTATTCCGAGGACTCGGAGGGTTTGGTCTGCTCTTTAGCGGTATCGGTATTATGTCCGCAACCTTCCTTGGATTTGTTGCCGTTATTGCCGGAGTCATTGCAGCGTTCGCGTTCTTCAGTGATGAGTTGGGAGCCGCAAAAGACGCGGTAGCCGACTTCTTTGAGCCTGTGTCTGAACTTATCGACTACCTTAGTCGAATCAATCAAGCGGACAATCCCCTTGACTTCCTAATTGCACAGGGGTGGGACGGTCCGTTGCTTACCTTTGCGGAGGGGCTTGGTGATGTGGTCGAAGGGCTGGCCGACCTATGGTACTTCATCAGTCGTGGTGATTGGGACCGTTTCATGCGCCGACTACCGGGCGAACTAGAACAAATGTGGAACGGCGTCAAGCTGGCGTTCAGCGTAGTCCCGGAAATACTTGGATTCACAAGCTGGTCTGATCTTCTTATGGGCGCGTTGGCGTGGACTGGCGAAGAAATTGTGCTACCGATGCTCACGGCGGTAGTTGAGTTTGGACTATCGCTGGTAAACAAGACAGTTGGGTGGGTTGGTGACCTGTGGAGTTGGATTAAGGGACAAATCTTCGGCGGTCCTGCGGCAACCGTCAACGCCGACGGGTCGAAAACAGTCAACTACCTGCCGAACGAAGAACGAAATATTCCGTTCGGTACGATCCTTGTAGAAGGTGCCGTTGCTCTCGGAACCGGTTTTACGCACATTGCCGGTCGCCTTTGGGAGTGGCTGCAAGAACAATTGATGGGTGGACCAACCTATGGGCCGCCGACAGGAACCCGAAACGGAACGGGTTCCTTTAACACCGTATTGAGCGAGCCAATTCCGCTCGGAACAGTTATCCTCGAAGCTGCCTTTGAACTAGCCGAAAATGTGTGGGGGGAAGCTGGTAACTTCGCCGGGTGGGTTGTGTCAAAAATCTCCGAAGTAGGCGACATTTTCATTCCGGTTGAGGGTGCAAAAATCTCACTTGTTAACGCTGTGTTGGAGCTTGACAACGCGCAAAATGGCGAAGACGGCGGTGGGCTGTTCGGAAGTATTGGTCGTACTATTGCAGAGGCTATTCCTGACGACCTTAACTTTATTCGAGAAATTGGTACTGGCTTCGGGAAGGCGATTGGAAAGGCGATTGCGGCTATTAGCCCAGACGATATGTCTGATCGCGTGGATTGGCAGAACTTCGGTCAAAACATCGGTGCCTTTATCCGCGATGGTATGTCGTTGATTGCAAAAGCTCCAACCGCGTTGGTATTTGGACTTAGCGAGTTTATCTGGTCCGCAATCTCCGAAATCACCGTTGAAGACTTGAAAGGTATTGGGGATATTGGTGGCGGTATCATTGCTGCTATTGGTGGGTTCCTTGCCGGGTTGCTTACTGGTAAAGACTCGTCCGAATGGAGTTTCGGGGAGTTCCAAGCCAAGCTCGGAGAAAAAATCTACGGTGCTATCGGTCGGGCAATCCGATTTGGTGATGGAAGTGGCGGCAAGGGGGGCTTTACCGGGCTGTTTGACGATATGGGCAACCAAATTGTCGCACCGGATACGCTATCCGGCTCTATTGCCGACATTGTTATGGAAGAAATTGGCAATGCAATCACGCGAATTGTTGAAAAAACGGGTGAACTTATTCCGAAGATTTGGGATGGTTTAGAGTTTGCTATTCCGATGATTCCGTTTACGTGGAATGGGCTTGTCACAGGGGTTGATACCGCTGTTGCGTTTGTTGAGGAACAAATTACTCGGCTTCGAAACAAACTTAAAGAATTGTTCGGATTGCAGGATGAGGTTGGACGGCAAGGCGCTGCTGGAAACTTCTTCAATATCCAAAACTACGATCCGCTCAACCCGAATAACCATACCAACGACACAAACACGGTTACGCACTCTCCCGGTGAAGGGTATGCGATTCCGCAGGGTGCCCCATTCCAAGGCAGCCTAAAACCAGAAGTCAGTGTCACGCTGACTGTGGATGAAACGTCCATGTCGGCGCTTACCCGTGAAATAGAGTCGAAGGAGTTTAATGCGGAGCTAAAACTCGACGGTATTGATACCGTGATGACTGATTTTGCGGCGGCTTTTGACATGGGACGTGCATGGGATTCAAAACAGTTTGAAGCGGATGCACAACTTAATGTTGATGCTGTAATGATTTCAGCAGCAGCGGCATTTGATATTGGGCGTGCATGGGATCAGCAAAACTATTGGGGTGATTTTAGCCTAAACGTTGATGCTGTAATGATTGCCGCTGGTGCTGCATTTGATATTGGCCGTGCGTGGGACGGTAAGGTCTTTACTGCATCGTTTTCTGTAGATACCAGTGGAATTACGGCTGCGGTTGAAGTTGCTCGACAAGCAGCAGCGGATATTGCCGCTGTGATGCCGCACTCACCGGCGAAGGAAGGTCCGCTGAAGGAGCCAATTACCTTCGATTATATTGGTGAAAACTTCGGTTCGGTTGCGGATGATATTCGATACAGTGCTGATCGCCTAACATCCGATGTTGCAGGACTTCGAAATAGAAATATGGCACCGGTCGATGTTGCTCCATCTCGCACAGGCGGAATGGTAACGAAGAATTACTACTTCGCGGTTACTGGCGATGACCTTGCACGTCTGGAACGTCAGTCCCGAGAAGGATCACTCGACGTGGAAACAACAGCCCGTGAACTTGAAATGGCGTTGGGGATGAATTAATGGCAGTTTCAACGGTAACATACGGATACGAAAATACAGGATCAAGTGAGGGGTATGCTGTTCTTTCTGATGGGTATGTACGTGCCTATACGGAAAACGCTGTTACATCTCACATGTGGGGGTTCCGTTTCCGTGGACGTCTTGGACGTGTCTCTGGAACGTCCCCGACAATGCGCTACGGACTGTGGCTGGCAAATGCTAGCAAGGAACCTGACACCCGTGTTGGGTACTCCGAACAGAAAACCGCGTCAACGCCAATGGACTCCGGCTCTACCGGAGCGATCATTGACGCGAACGTTGTGGAAGCCGATGAGTCTCCTTCGGACACCGCAATTCAGATGTGGTCAGGGAACCGATACTCTATAGGTGCGCTGGTTGATGGGGCCAATGCGAATGTGGGGATGATTTTTGCGGGGTCTATTTCCAAAGACTCTGAATTGCTGTACCAGAAAATCGCTGCCACGTCAGGGACAACCCCTCCCGATCCGTTCGGAAGTGCGAGTTCCGTAACAGCCGGTCATTTGACGATGTGGGTGGAAGCCCACACCAATGAAGCCCCTCGCGTACCGGTTGACCGCTCTCCAAGCGGAACGATTAATACAACAACGCCAACCTTTACGTCTACGTTCCGTGATCGAAACGGCACATGGGGTCCGGGTAATGACGGTTACGACGATGGGGATGAAATCAAGCGGTACCGTATTCAGGTACGCCGTGTGTCCGATGGAGTCATCATGTGGGCACCCGCCGCGTTCTCTGCTTCGACAACGGAGAAAAGCGGGGATAGCACAACGAAACTCTACGCCGGGTCTACCCTTTCCCGTGGAGTTGCCTACGAATGGCGTATCCAGCATCAGGACATGTTTGATGAGTGGGGTAGTTACTCAGATTGGCTAACTTTCACACCGGCAAACAGTGGCTACGTATTTACGAATGCAAGTTCTCCAAGTGGGAAGCAGGAAGTTAACACAGGCATTACCTTTGGCGGGTCATGGACTCACCAGAGCAGCTTGTCCACAAATGCGGTACAAGTACGTATCAAGGAAAACGGGCTTGTTGTGCAAACGAGTCCAACCATCACAAAAACCGTTGCATCATCGGCCTCTCCGGGGACTGCATTCACGGTTTCGTGGGCGGATACAACCTTCGCTGATCTGGATTGGGGCCACTCGTATACCTATGAAATCCGAGCGCGGGATACCGCAAGCGCGTGGTCGGATTGGTCAGACGGACGTGCGTTTAACACGAACGCGGCACCGGCTGTGCCAACAAACCTGTCTCCAACCGGAAGTGCCACCGTATCAAGCTACCCGCTTTTGACGGCGAATACGTCTGATCCGGACAGTGACGATATTGCGTCAACATTGGTGGTCACAGGGACGATTACACGACCGAACCTAACGACGGTTGATGTAACGTTAGCGTATAATTCGACAACTGGAAAGTTTGAATACCAAACTACCGCAACGGAAATCAGTGCTGAAGGAACGTACTCATGGGTTGCCTATGCGTACGACGGAACGCTGTACTCTGGGGACTCGACAACTTCTGGTGGGGCAACAACATCGGTTTCGTCAACATTCGTCTACACCAATGGTCCGGACGTTACGATTACATCGCCAACAGAAGCCGAAGTTCTCACAACGATTACTCCTACGGTGTCGTGGTCGGTGTCTGGTGGTACACAGGCGAAGTACCGAATTAAGATTTATAAAGTTTCAAATGGGCTTATTGTCTATAACTCACTGTTCCAAGTGAGTACCGCAACAAGTCAAGAGATTCCTCCTGCCGAGTTGGAGAACGAAACCGACTACACCATGACGGTAGAGATTGAAGATAGCCTTGCGGTTATCGGAACCTCTGAAGTCCGGTCGTTCCGAGTTGAGTTTGATCCTATTCCGGAGATTACAAACTTTCAGGCAACCCCTGTGAAGATCGGTACCGATACCGTAGAGTCGGCCATTCGCCTGACATGGGATGCATCCGTAGAGCCTGCTCCGTGGTTTGTTCGATACATTCTCCGACGCAGCGACTTGGAACGCCCATTGGCGTACATTGATAGCCAATCAACAACGGCGTACACTGATTATCTCCCTGTGTCCGGAGTCGAATATGAGTATACGATTCGTCAGGTAAACGTTCTGGAAGGGATCAACGTTGCCAGCCCAACCGTTGCGGCTGAAGCATCGGTGAATCTCGACGGCGTACACCTGTGTAGCGTAGAGAATCCGTCAACGTACCGAACAACACTGTCGTTCGGTGAAGGGCGCAATCATAAGCGTACAAATAATGACACCTTCTATCTTCCGTGGTCGGCAACCAAGCCGACGACGGTACGTGGAAAGGTGAACTACTGGACAACAACGGCGAAATACAATCTCGTTACAGACCCACGCATCGGAGTGACGGCGCTTGTGCGATTGGCCGAGATTGAAGATTTGATCGAAAACGGTGGAACCCTGTGCTACCGCGATGAGCGTGGTCGCAAGCGATTTGTAACTATTGAGGCGAATGGGTTGGGCGTTGAAGATTTGTTCCCTGAACGATCTGATGTGTCGCTAACCGTTCGTGAAGAAGCCTATGACGAAGGCGTTGTGACGGAAAGACTCTAATGGCGACTGTTCCTATTGGTGGGCGAGTTACAATTTCATCTGAACTATGGCGCACAGATATTGACGGATTCCCCCTTGAAGATTTGTCTGATTACGTTCTCTCCGGATCAGTAGACTGGCACGGGGATCGAAGCGGGGGAACACCAATGGGGTGTTCCTTCCGCCTTTCCGCAACCGATGTTGTACGTCCATATGCAGACTTCATCATGCCATATCTTATTTTGGAATACGAAGATGGATCAGACACCATCCGTGAGCCAATGGGGATTTTTGTGGTCATGCCGTTCGGGGAAGAACACACTCCGGTCACGGGGGAGACAACGATTGAGGGACGTGACCTAACATTCTTGCTTTCCGTATCGAAGTTTACTGACCGAGAAAACTTTGCAGCCGGAACAAACCTCGTAACAAATGTAACCTCACTGGTGACAGACGTTGGCCTTTCTCGGGTGAGTTTCCCGACAACAACAAAGACACTTGGCAAGGCACGTAGCTTTAAAGTAGGCACAAGCCGCCTTGAAGCGGCAAATAGTTTTCTTCAACGGCACGGATGGTATAAACTATTCATGGAACGCGACGGTCGTTTGCGATCACTCCCGTTCCGAAGCCTGTCTAAAACACAGCCTGCAAAGCTCTACACCGAAGAAAACCTTGTTGATGTACTGAGCGTAGAGACGCCACCGGCTGACAAGTTTGGGAATGTCGTTATTTTGCAACGAGAACGAACCGACGAATCTACACTCACAGCGATTGCCCGTGAAGATAATCCGGCTGTGCCGTGGTCTACAGCGGCTCTCGAACGAGAGATTGTCATTGGTCCGGAAACGGTCGATGACGCCGAAGATCAAGAGGCGCTTGATGCACTGGCACAGGAGCGACTGGATAACGCCGGAGCCTATGAGAAGATCATTACATTCCGAACCATGCCTGATCCCTACCAAGAAATTAACCGAACAGTAGATATTTACTTGCAAGGAGATAAGTCACATCTCAACGGTCGCTACCGTTTGCGTGGGTGGAAAGTCGGCTTTACGCCGGAAGTAGCCCTTGTCGATATTGAAGTTACCCGCGTTGCGCGATTTATTTCCGGTATTCTTGAACCCGGACAAGGATTGCTACCTGTATGAGTTCAACAACTGCTCGACGTCTAGCGAGTGCGATCCGTAGTGCAATCGCCATTGAAATGCTCCCGTACGTGGACACATACACAGCGGAAGTTACCGCTGTGTCCGCGTCCGGGGTGCAATTTAAGCGTGCCGGAGAAACTACAGGCAGCACAGAAGTCTATGCTCGACTACGATTCCAGCACATCCGAGTAGGCGATCAGGTTGCCGTTATTCAGGTGGGGAAGCATCCGTTCGTCGTCGGTGTTGTGCAGCGTGCTGCATACGGAACCCCAACGTATACGCTCAATTCTATTGCGGGGACCGGAGCTACCATGTCCATTGCCGGTTCTGACTATTCCGGTGTGATTACTGTTAACTCCGGCTCTGCGAGTCTTTCGGCAGGACAGCTTTTCGATTTTACCTTCGTAAATGCATGGGCAAGTACCGAGTACACCGTGGTCCTTCAACCGGCTAGTAATGCAGCCGGGGATTTACAAGCCCGGTTCAACATTACATCCCGCACGACAACTAAATGGACACTTAACTTAAGAACCGCATTAACTGCGAGTTCAACATATATTTGGCATTATCAAATCAGGCCATATGAACCGTAAATATTGTAAAATATGGCAAGGTGTGTTAGAGTTAGCGTAGTGTTTTTGTTTAGGAAGGAAATCATGCGCGTACCTCATACATCCGCCCTTCAGCGACTTGGAAATGTGTCATGGCAGACATGGCGCGGGGTTCTCCAAGAAGCGAACAGCCCTTTGCTTCAAGAGGGCACACTACCGTATAATGCGGCACAACCCTACACGGCGCTCTGCCTTGCTTGCATGAAACTTGCGACTCACTTTGGAACGCTTGCTTCAGAAATTACCCGAACCAAGAACCCTTTCATGCTTCGAAACGAAGGTAGCTTCTCCGGTCTTATGGAGTTTGCTACATGGGAAGAAGCAATTGAGTATTGGAAACGGCACGCGTTCCCATCCACAGAAACACATCAGGTTGAAACCCTGTGGGAAATTGTACGCATTGCAGACCTCTATACAACCGCCGATCAAGAGCGTGTGTATGCGGTTTCAGTTCCAGACTATCTCAATGAGGATGGACAGCCGCTAGAAACAACGTTCTTTCGCTGGTTCGGTGCAATTGATCCAACACGCTATCCGATGACGTATCGCGTTTGGCGAGAGTGGTGCGAAAGCCGGGGTGTCTATCCGCCCCTTACCGATACCTATAGCCTTGGTAACGGTACTGTGGAGTTTACGTTCTCCAATGGACTCCGCATTTACGATAGTGGGGACGCTGCGTACGTGGTTGGGGATGTGCAATATTAGCTCATTGGGGAGCACATAATTGTACCCGCTCCCCGTGAGAACTAAGGTAATAGAGATGCGAAATTATGTTGGACCAACTAACCGACAACATCCCGTGGACTACCGTAAAGCTGGCGTCCGTCGCTGGTTTCCTACGCTTGATCTTCCTTTGGGTTACGGCCTACCCTCTTTTAGTTATCGAACGCCGGAAGAACAAGGCTCTGGTGGGGGCAATTACTCAACTGGAAGAAATCGTGGACAGGAACAACCGCCTAGTAGAGCCGAGAGATTAATTTTATTTCTACGCTCGGTAACGGGTGACATTGAAAATGATCCCGAAGTGCAGTATGCTTACCATACCGTAGAGAAAGCAAAGAAGCTCGACAGCAATATTCGACGGTTGGCAAGCGGCGACGGGAATCCGCTTGAATATGATGTGTTTGGTCATGGGGGCCGCACATTTGTAGGAGAGCGGAGATGACATGGACGCCCTTCACTAAAGTTAAACAACGAATTAACTCTGTTGTGCAGAGTCAAAATCCGTGGATGCTTCAATGGGGGCGACTCCTATTCTGGACGGCTCTCATTAGTATTGCATGGGTAGTAAAACACTTTCACACAGCAACCTACACGGAAGATACCTACATTCTGCTCATTATCGCAACGGCGTTCTTTCTTGCGTTTCTTATTATGGTTATTGGTACAGCCGTTCGAACCCTTCGTAATCTTTCCCTGATGACTATTTTCCTTGGCGGCTCCGTTCTCTTTGGTCATGCTGGACTCTCCCGACTCGGATACGTACCTGTAGCGGAAGAACGTCAGCTTGACGTCACACGTACGTTGTTCATTGTTGGCGGATTTGCATTCGTGTATAGTGCCGCCAACGTTATCAAAAATTGGGAGTGGACAACACACCATATTATTTGGTCAACGATTATGCTTCTCCTTCTTCTCTCTGTCCTTTCTCTTGCATTAATCTAAGGATACTCCTATGGCATATACTGTAAACATGCCGACAACCGGAATCAATCACAGCAAGGCAACAAAAGAAGCTGCTCTCGCTCACGCACGTTCGCGTGGCGCACAGAAGTGGTCTGACGTCGTTGAACTGTTTGATACATTCTGGCTACTCGGACCAAAACTCAACATTCGTCCCGAAGTGCCTTATGGTCAGTGGTGTGATGAAACCGCAACCGGAACGTCGTGGTACTGGATTAACCATCTCAACCCCGGTGGGCTACGTATCACCTACGCCGGAGAACAGAGCCGAACATGGCAGAACGGCACACAGGCCGCTCTTGGCATGCTTCACCGCCTGTGTCTCTACATTCATGGCTCGGTTCCAGAATGGTTTAACTACGCAGAACAGTACGATCCAATGCCTGAGAAGGTTGCGGAAGCTGGTTATCTTGGCGTAGCAAAGAAACTGTCCGATCTATCCGGGCGTTGGGCAACTAACCCGAAGTACGCGGCACAAATTGTTGACCATCTCAATCTTGCATTCCCGACCGGCGCGGATGTTGCCGACCGGGTAACGCCACCAACGACACCGGCTCCGTCTCCGGATGTGCCGAAGTCTCCGTACCCGGCACCACCTGTGCAAATCTCGTTGATTCCGTACGCGAATGCCAACCGGCCAAAACTTGAAATGCCGTCTCCCTCGTACGTTACCGTACACGAAGTGGGGAACATGTCACCCGGTGCCGACGAAGAAATGCACCGACGCTTTACGCATAACGGTGGCGGACCGTCGCAGGTATCGTTCCACTTTGTTGTCGGACCGACACAAGTAATCCAGTTGCTCCCGCTCGATGAAGCGGCGTGGCACGCCTCTGACGGGTATTACGGGACGGGCAACCGAGACTCGATTGCTATTGAGACGATCCAGATTGGCGACTTCAACAAGACGCTCTGGAACCTTGCATGGCTTATTAACGAAATCAATACGAACCCGAACCGATTCGCTTCGAACCATCGCCGGTCATGGGATATGTCCAACGACCGGATTGTGCAGCACAACACATGGGCACCGGATAAGAAGAACTGCCCTCAGTTCATCCGTGACCGTGGATTGTGGCCGACACTGATGCAGCGAGTTGATATTTGGGAAGCCCAAGTAACGGCTCCGGTGGCACCACAATACGCACGCCCTGTGAAATACTTCTGGCTGGAAAAGGACGAAGCGGCAAAGGGCTTGGACCGGGAAATCAACGACGTACCGGTTCACTACCTGCCACTCGTTTACACAGCCGTTCAGGAAACACCGCGACGACAGGCAACCGGAACAAATCGAAAGATTATCGGCCCTCCGATCAAGGTAGGAGAAACGTTCCGTGCCGATTATGTCTATAGAAGCGGTCGTGAGACATTTGTGTTGACACCACACGGTACGCGGGTAAAGGCGGCTCACCTTCTACCGAAAGTGCAGATTAGCTCCAACCAGAACATCTCTATTCGACGTACGGCTGACGCTAAAGGTGTCCTTGCCGATCACGCGCACAAGACGGAGGATACCGAATGAATGTACCAAAACAACTCCCACAGTTTGTAGAGACAGAACCCGTCGCTTCATTAGCCGGTCTAATGAGTGTGCTGTTTAACAGCACACTCACAACGGCAAAGATGTTGGACTGGATTCCGCTGACATGGGAAGAACTTGTCTATATTGCGGCATGGTTTAACAGCTTGCTCGTTGTATTTACATACGTCCAACGTAGCCGGGTAACACCGGTTGCGAAGGCGAATGCTCGTATTGAGGAAGCAACGCAACTTCCTCCTGACGCTGATCCGCCGTTTATTAAGTAAGTGGTTGATTCAACGACAATGTGGTAAACTAAAGAAACATTCGGATGAGCGGGGTGTGTACCCCGCTCATTTCTTAGTCAGGAAAGAGTGCATGACGACACGATTCTGGACGCTCGATGAGATTGACGATGCTCATGCCTTGTCGGACGCCGAGTTCTTTGCTAAGTATCCCGACCGTTCGTTCGACGCTTTGCGTATCAAACGTGGTCGAACAAAACCCTCCGGATACACACGCTCGTTTGTGAGCGATAAAGTTACCAGTGATTTCAATTGGCGCGATGCAAATAAGGTTATCGCGTCCATGCAGGAACTCAAAACAACTGCACGCCTCAGTCAAGACACCGCTGACATTCGTATCGACACCGATAAACCCATCTGCGTATTCGGACTGTCTGACACCCACATCCTTTCATGGGGGACCGATCACACCCTGTTCGAAAAGGTGACAGACGAAATCCTGAACACCGATGGGCTGTATGTCGCCCTTCTCGGTGACTTGGAACAAATGTCGATTAAACTGCGGGGCGTCCTTGAAGTAATGGACAACATGCTGCCACCAGAGTTGCAGCACCGTTATATTGAGTCGTGGCTGGACGAAATCAAGCATAAAGTCCTCTTTGCTACGTGGGATAACCACGCGGTTATGCGTGAAGAAAACGCCTCTGGTTATTCACGCTTTGCCGACATTATGAAGCGGAACGTGGTCTACTTTAACGGGATCGGGCACCCGGACATTCAGGTAGGCAACCAAGTCTATAAGTTCGCCGTAACACACCGGTTCCGTGGACGATCCATCTATAACCCGTGCCACGGCTCTATGATGTACCTTGTCCGAGAAGCCTTTGACCGGGAAATCGCTATGGCCGGAGACAGCCATGTGCCGGGACTCCTACAGTTTACCCACGGAGCAAAGACGAAGCTGGCACTCAATGCAGGTTCCATCCAAACAAACTCAGGGTATGCGAAGCGGTTTTTCTCCCTATCGACACACCCTGAGTTCCCCGGTGTTGTATTGTTCCCCGATGAGCACCGCTTTGCTCCGGTGTGGAACGTGCAGGACTGGATCAAGCTCCGGGGTTAAAGGCCAAGCCCTCTGTTCAGCAATGTGCAGAGGGCGTGTGCATTTCCAAGTGCGTCCTCTGCGGCATTGTGCGTATGGGCTAACGGCCCTCTGAGTCCATCCTGGCGAAAGTCTCGTTTCATGCTTTTCTTGTAGCCCTTATAGAGACTTGTCAGGCTATCGCAGCTAAATCCGTAGGGATTACGCTGCTGGATATGCTTCTCTTTCATGTAGTGGTGGAAGTACCAACACACGAACATCCAGTCGAACCCGGCGTTATCCGACACAAACCGGATAGGGCCGTTTTCCTTTAGCGCCACGCTCCATTGCCAGAACAGTTCAATCATATCCCACGGGGCCGGATACGACAGCGTTTCGGCACGGGTACGCCCGATTGCTTTCAGCGCACCGGGGTCGTATGATTTGGTAATGGGGTGCATTTGAGCAAGGAAACGCGGTTGGTCTGCAATGCTCCAAATACCGATACCCTTCACATCCCGGTGAACGACAACGGCTCCAAGTTCAATCAGAGAAAAGTCCCCCGGAATTGGGCCGTCTGCTTCGACGTCTACGCAGACGTATTGCATGGTCATGGTAAATCCTCCCACCAGTCAATGATAACGTTTGCCGCAACAAAGTCGCGGAACACGGACTCTGCAATCGCATTGTCCTGCGATGAGTAGTGCTTCCCGAATACGACACGTTCGATCCCGGCATTCAGGATGAGATTTGCACACTCCCTACACGGGAAGTGTGTGGCATACAGGGTGCCTCCCTGAGCCATTGCCCCGGCTTGTAGAAGCGCATTAGCCTCTGCATGCACGGTACGCTTGCAGCGGCCCGTTTCAGGCTCGATAAGGCATCCTACCTCATTACAGTGCGGAAGTGCCCGTGGAGCGCCGTTATAGCCCGTAGAAACGATAACGTGGTCACAGGTAATGACGGCTCCCACGGCAAGGCGGGGACATGTGCCCCGTTGGGCAACGACTCCGGCCACTTGCATCCAGATCGAATCAAAGGTTGTTCGTTGGGACATTCCATTTTTCCTTTATTTCAGCAAGCTGTTCTTCAGTGCAGCCGCTTTGCTCTGCAAGCCAGAACAGCAATTCTAGGATCGCGGTACGGTACCCGGCAAGGGCACCGTACTCTTGAAGAAGCTCCGTTCGCTGCTCGATGGTTCGATATGTCGGTAGCGCCCGTGTCCGACTATTCAGATCGTTAGAGCGCATGATGAAGGTGGACGCCATATCTTCTACAAACTTCATAGCGTCCTTTATGGCAATGTGGGTGGTATCCACGGTTTTACATTCCCCCAATTAGTCCCGATCTTGGCGTCAATGTCAAGCACCGCACCAGCCGGATTGTCAAACGGCCATGTTGTCATAACGCGATGCACAAGGTCCAGTGCTTCTTGCTCCCGCCCCTCACGCACTTCGCACTCGATAGAGTCATGGACAAGGAACAGCCCGTGCCCAAGGCGGCGGTCTTTCAGTTCCTTGTGAATCTCCATGAAGGATGTGAGATTCAAGTCAGATGCCAAACTCTGTACCGGTGAGTTCACCGATTGATTGAGCACGTTCTGACGATTCTCACGCGTTACAAGGTTCCAGCGACGTACCCGCCCGAATGGTGTCCGCGTCTCGCCCTCACTGAGTGCCTTTTTATGCTGCTCAAAGTACCACTCTCGGAACTTCGGCGCACCTTTGAAGTAATCGTCAATGAATACCTGTGCTGACTCGATAGTAATACCAAGCCGTTCTGACAGGCCCATTGCCGACATGCCGTAGAGAATGCCAAAGTTAATGACCTTGGCCGCTTGCCGCTCATCATCGGTGACGTCATCAATGCTCTTTTTGAACATCTTTGCCGCCATTGCCTTGTGAAAGTCCCCGGACATGACCGCTTCACCGAGCACTTCGTCTTGCGAAAGGAACCACGCGCACCGGATTTCAAGCTGCGAGTAGTCTGCGGACAGCCACACATGGCCCGGAGAAGGGAGGAACATCCGCTTAATGGAGTCGAACCCCTTGACCGTGGCGCTTCGCGGGATCGTCTGCAACGGCGGGTTATGCATCGCAAGCCGTCCAGTCACGGCACCACGAATGTCGATGTTCGGATGCACCCGTCCGTCAGACTTGATATGTTGTGCGATACCGCGCACATACGTGCTCATCATATGGTTAATCAAGCTAAAGTTCTCTAGCTTTTCAACCAGCGGATGATTCGCATGCTCTGCACGGAACGGTTTCCCCGTACTCAGATTGCCGGTCTTATCGTCGTACACCGGCTTTAGCTTCAGGTGGTCATAAATCAACGAGATAAGCTGCGGTTGTGATTTTGGGTTGAACGGCTCATCTCGATAGAGTTGTTTCCACCCTGTGAACTTTCGCTCGACAACCGGCACGAACTGCATCTTTCCATCGACACGCTTTCGCTTTTGCGTGACCACGGTTTCATACACACGCTCTTTCCGGTCAGGGACCGTCCGCTTCCAACCGAGGGACGCTGCATACTCTGCAAGCTCCCGCTCTGCTGCTTCGACTTTTGGTCCCCATTCCTTTTCTAGCGTTGCGACGTAGGTTTGATCGACAAGTACCCCGTGTCGCTCAATCTCTGCGAATGTTCGTTGTGCAGGTTCCAGTACATTGCGCACAAGATCAAGTGTGCCTTCTTCCGCACAGAGGCCGGTAAGAATAGGCTCCACACGGGCTGTGTATACCACATCAAGGCCAGCGTATTTTGCGAGTATGTGACGCGGCACATTCGCCCACCCTTTCTTCCCGCCAGAAAGATACTGGTGGACTTCATCTTCGTAGTAGGGCGCATTCAACCACTCCCGTGAGAGCGTTTTCAAGCCGACCTTATTCTTGTGTTCAGTCAGCCCGAGCGCAAGACACATAGTGTCAATGTCGTTTACCGGCGTCCGGTCAAAATACTCCTGAATCCATTGCCGGTCGAACGACATGTTGTGAATTACCCATGTGAACCGCTCATCCTCCATAAGCCACTGAAACATCTGACGCGCACCGTCGTTCTTGAATACGTCTGCTTCGATGACGGCGGCACGCTCGGTGTTCCCAATCGCTACCTGAAGCAGTTCAGCATCCAGTACGCTTAGGTCCGACGTCTCCACGTCCAAGGCCAGCTTAAACCCGGCCTTTCCTGCGAGTAGATCACCGAGGACTGCGAGGGTGCCTTTAAGGTCCGTAACATGCTTGACAGGAATCTTTTCATTCCGATCAGGGAGTACAAGCGTACCGTTGACCAACCGGACTGCACGCTTTGTCGAACCAAGCAAATCTTCAAACTTGCCTTCTTCCTTTCCGTGAGCAACAATACCCGGATGGTACGTTGGTAGAATCGGGGCCGGTACGTCCGGACGATGCTCTACCACACCCTGAAGCTCACCGAGCGAGTACCGTGACTGCATCAGGCTTTTGGTTGCCGTAGTGCCGAGCGACAGAACGAGTTTCGGTTGCACGATTTTCAGTTCTTCGATCAGTCGGGGACGACAACACGCAATAGCCGTTGGGGGTGGCGGAATGTCCGAATAGTCGTCTGCTTGTGATTGGCAGAGGACTGCATTCGTCGTCCACACATCCTTCCGCTGTGTGTTGTTGCGTTCCAGAATCTTGTCCATGACGTCACCGGGGCGTCCTGCAATTGGCTTGCGTGCCCGAACGTCAAGGTAGTTTGGGTTATCCCCGACGAGAACAAGATCGGCTCCGGGGTTTCCAGAGCCGTGAATCGGATTGAACTTCTTGTAGAGGGGACAGCTTGTGCATTTTGCGTACTTCAACGCCTGTGCCGTTGGGTTCTCCATTTAATTCCCCCGTGCCGTATACAGCGGCTCACCGAATTGATCGGTAATCCCCCCGGTGTGAATCTTCACAGCGGTATCACAGGCGGGGCATGGGATGAAGTTCACCGGCTGCTTGCCGTGCTCCTTGTAGGTCAGGATCACGTCAGTTGCCTCAACCTGCAACACCTTGCTGCATCCGATGCACTTGAAGTGCTTTCCAACCGCCCACGGACTACCCGTATGCGCGTGCCGGATAATTTTCATTTGGTATCGTCCTCCTTCAGAATGGTCGCTACGAAGTACAGGATGTGAGCATAGGCATCAGCCGCGTGGGAATCGCCCACCACAGCCTTTGCCTTGCTCACATACGCTTTTCGGAACTGAGGGGGTTGCACGAACACCCTCAGTCCGAATAGCGTGCAGAAGTGCTCGATGAGGCCGAGCAACTTCAGAGTGTGTATTGCCGCCTTTGTGCGGTATCCGCCGCCGACGAAGTTCTCGACAAGAACAAGTACGTTTTCCCCGCTCTCCGCTCTGCTACGTGCTGCGTTGAGTGCGGCTCCGATTTCGGACACATTGCGCGTTTGGACGGCGTGTACGTGTCCGCTCTCTGTATCAAGTTCGGCTATGCCGGTCGTTTCGCCGGGGTCAAAGGCAACAATCCACATGGGGGGATTATCCCCAACCGAGGGTATTGTCGGATGCCCCTCCCCCTACGGGGAGAATCCGATCAATCTGGTTACGCTTTTCGTACACACGGCCCGTCTCCGGATCGGTGCGCTGCTCTTGAATCTTCAGACGAACGGTTACGCGTTCACCATGAATCCGTTCAAGCATATCGTCAATGTAGATGATAGCTTCGCCTTCTTCCGGCTCGTAACCTTCGAACTCATCTCGGTATCCGATGGTGGCTTCACCCTGAAGTTCGTCCCCCGGAATACCCGCTGCGGTCAGAAGTTGCTTGAACTTCCATGTCGTCGTCGGATGGATGATGTAGGTATCGAACACCGAACCCCCATCTTCCAGCTTGTACCGCACGTTGATCGTCGTTGCGCCCTTGGTTTTAGCGCCGTTACTGACGTCTCGCTTGAAGCTGAATACAGCGGCGTCATAATCACCGGCTGGCTTAACTTCGAAATTACTGCCTGCGTTCAGGTCTGTTCGGATAGGTGGCATCTGTTCCTCCTGAGAACGTTACGTATGTAGTATACCCGATAGCTGACGACGTGTCAAGCTATTCGTAGGGGTCAATATGTTCGGCTCCGATTTCGTACAACTCATCGTCGTACCAATCGGTATCAGACTCGTAGTCTCCATCGAACGAATCGGGTTGAAGCCCTCCGGACGCTAACATCGTCCCGACGTTCTTCAACGCTCCGGCAATCGCTTCGACGGATTGAAAGTCGAACGTTTCGACAGTCCATGACCGGAGTTCGTGTCCTGCTTGGTCGAACTCGGTAATGTAAACTTCAAGGTTATACATGAGCATAGGAGATTCTTCGTTAGGCATCGGTTCCTCCCTTCAGTGCATCAATGACAACTGCAAGCGATGGGTTCTCCATCTTATCAGGCACACGCTTGACGCTCATCGGTTGTCGTACCTTTGCAGAAAACTTGTTGGTTCCAGCGAGATGCAAGACACGTTGACCGGTCTTTTCGTTCCATGTCAGGTAGCCAATGGAGTCAACCGCTGCACCAACGTTGATACTGGAACCCGGTGTGAGCGCGGGTCCAACCTTAACGGTTCCGGTAGCTTCGTCCCTAGTCTCTCGTTCCAAGGCCGTGAAAATGGTGTTAATCCCTTTGGTGTGGGTGAGCGTACGGAACGCCCGTACCATAGCCAGTAGGCGATCATTCACTTTCCCCCAATCCTGCTGTGTGACTTGTTCACGCGTCCCCACGACGCTTTTCAGACACATCGTCTGTGCTTCACTGAGTGAGTCAATAATGACCGTCTTGAAGGTGTTCTCTGTGTCAGACAAAAGCGCATCGTACACACGCTGCAAGTCTGACCATTGCGACGGACGGTACACCATAATGTCAGGCCGGTCGCTGATGGACATGGTGCCGCCTTCAAGGTCTACGTACAGCACGTCACGCCCATTCGGTGTGTCCTGTGCCGTCCCACAAAGCGTCGTCTTTCCGGCTCCGGAAACACCGTACAGGAGAATGTTGAGTCCCCAAACCTGTCCAACTTCGGACGCTTTGAGTAGGTTCAGGTTGCCGAGTTTCGGCGTGAGAACGGTTTTATCTGTCATACGGTCCATCTACTCCTTTCCCCATTGACTAGCCATTGCGTCGGCAATACCTTGGAACGTGGTGCTTCTAATTTTCCACCGATCTTTAGACGGTGGAGTGTGCCATAAACGGTGTTGAACCTGTCGAGGCAAAAGAAGCATTTCTTCTTTAACCACATTTGTCGGGTTTAGCATAGGCAAGTTTTTTAGCCATAGGCATGTACCCTTCCGCTCTGGATGCCCAAACATCCACGGTTGAATAACCTGTGTTTGGGACTCACCGATAATTTTTCTTGCGTGGTTGTGCATAATGGGATTTTCGACGGCAATGCGCGAAATAGGTGCGTCTAGAAGTGCTCTGAAAAACAACGCTCCTTCTCGCATCGCTTTCCATCTCGCTTCTCCGTAAATACCTGTTGTTTTTTTCATATCTCGCGGCTCTCGATAAAGCCATTGAACCCCTGAATTACACAGGTAAGTGCATGGCGGGTGCGCGATCATCATATCCCATCCGTTATCCAATACATCCCTCACATCTCCTTGGTAGTGTGGGCCAGGACGATCAGTAGGAAGAAGGTCGCATGACATGGCATCGTGACCATGCGCAAGAAAGGCATCCCGAACAACTCCCGAATACTCACACGCTACAAGCACTTTCAAGTCTTACTCCTTTCCAAGTGACGTAAAGTAATCCGCATCAACCGCTTGCTCGTCACCGTGACGCTGCTGGAACGATTGACTTCCGGCATTCTTTGTATACCCAAACTGGATAATCGTATCCACATCTTCCTGATGCTGCATGGCCGAACACAGGTCTTTGACGTGGCAATCCCACGCACAGGTTGATTGGAAGTTCGGGTACACATGCGTTAGATCAGACATGTCGTGGTACACCGCTTGTAGTTGTCCCACGAACGAGTCGATTTGCGCCTGTGTAATGGGAATGGTGTAGCGAACATAGAAGGGTGTCGCGGTCCCGCTATCCCGCTCCATGAGCCGTTCCAGAATGTCCTGATATGGGGCAAAGGCGAGATTGTTTTCGTTGATCGCGGCAACGTACGACATGTAGTCGATGGAATCTGACCACGCCTTCGACAGACCACCCCGCTGCAACCGCTCCGGCTTGCGAGGAACTTTTCGGCTTACTCCATCGTAGAGAATCCCCGCAATGGGTTGGCCGAACAGTTGACTCGCCGCCCATGCATACGCGGTAAACTGTGGCCGGAGCACTAGACTGTCGTAGTCAGGCCGACGATCAAACGTCTTGATTTCTCCGACGAACCACTGTCCGTCGCTTCGTTCAATCAAGCGGTCAAGCGTTCCAATGAGGAACCCATCGGTTCCGGGGATCGGTACGCGGAAGGTCTGTTCGGCGGCGCGAACGGTAAAGTTCTCTCCAAGCGGATTCTTGGCTCCGTACTTGGTGAAGTACCGGCGCACCACATCAACCGCCTGATAACCTTGCTGCTTGAACTCTGCTTCTTCATCCGTAGAAGGTTCAGTGCCAGCCGCATTTTTATAGGCAACAAAAAATCGGTCCCACTCTTTCCCATACTCTGCACTGACGGCATCATAAGGGTTTTCCCCCGCTGAATGCGCGGCCAGTCCTGCATGAACAAGCGTACCGATATTGAGCACCGCACGCGGTAGCGCGATACGGCGAAGTGCCTGACGGTTCGGGGAACTAATATCCCACTGACGCCGACACCGAAGGAATTGTGAGACTTCCGAAATGGAAATATCCAAGGTACGTTTACCTTTCTTCGCTAGTCACGGTACGCTTACCGTGCTTGTAAGTATACACAGGGTACATCCCTGCGTCAAGGGATGATGCACTTCGTTTCCATGCCCACCAGAGCGAAACGTTGGAGCATCGTATCTATTGCTTGCTTGTTTGCATCAATAGAAAAGGAGTTGCGACTGAGTTGATGTGCAGCAACGGCTGTCGTACCACTCCCCGCAAAGAAGTCCAATACGGTATCCCCCGGCTGTGATGATGCAGTAATAATACGACGGAGAATACCGAGCGGTTTCTGCGTTGGATAGCCTGTCTTTTCTCGACCACCCGGACTCACAATCGTATGCCACCATACATCGGTCGGGAGCTTGCCCCGTGCCGCCTTTTCCGGACCGCATAATCCCGGTGCCATATACGGTTCTCGGTCAACATCCTCGGAGTTGAAGTGATAGGTCTTTTTATTCTTTACGTAAACGAGAATGTTGTCGTGCTTTGTCGGCCAACGTCGCTTTGTTCGTGCGCCGTAGTCGTACGCCCAAATGATTTCATTTAGGAAGTTTTCTCGACCAAAGATACTGTCTAACAGTACCTTGATATAGTGGACTTCTCGGTAATCAAGATGAACGTAGAGCGTTCCGTCGTCTGTCAAAAGACGGTGCGCTTCTCGCAGTCGGGGTTCTATAAACGCGGGATAGTCCGTGTAACGATCTGTATAGGACAACGGACCGCCACGCTGTTGTGTAATACCTGTGTTGAAGGGAGGATCAATGTAAATAAGCCGAAACGATTCATCGTGCATCGGTTTGAGTGCCGACAGATTATCCTCCCAAATAACGGTGTGTGTGGTCACAGTTCCTCCCCCTTTTACATGTCTCTCAGACGTTCCAGCAACGCCTTCTGAATGTTTCGGTTGCGGGTACGGGCTGTCTCGTACACCGCGTTATCAATGGTTCCTTCTGCCATAACGTGTACGACATGCACACGATAGGCTTGTCCGTACCGACGCGCACGGGCAACGGCTTGATCCAGCGTACCCGGTAGGTAGTCATGCTCCAAGAAGATGACTAGGCGACTATGTTGGAGATTTGCTCCTTCGGTGAGGGCCGCAAGGGTCGCAACGACAAGACCATTAGGCGAGTCATTCCAAGCATGGAGTCGCTGTTCTCTCGTTGCCGCATCCGTACCCCCGTCAATCTGAAAGATCGGACGACCGGTGACTGATAGCCGCTTGACCGCAAGATTGCTCGTTCCCCTATACCAACAGAAGATAATGGCAGGTTCGTCCGGACGATCCGCAAGAACGTCGATAATGGTATCAATCTTCGGGTTGTCTTTTGTTTCGCCAACGATAACTCCATCCTGCACCACAAATCCAGCCGTGAGTTGTCGCAACTTGGCAACCAACGCACCACCAGTTTTGATTGCAACGGTATCGTCAAGGTCCGGGTGCTCAATGAACCACTCCTTCTTCGCCACATCATGCGCTCGTTTCATGGCCGGTGGCAACGGAACATATATACGCTCTGTAACCGGTTCCTCTGTCCATGCAGGACGGACACCGTTGGTGCGGACATGCTCATCAATAACGGTATCGTAGGTACGACGCAGCATGTACTTATCCAGCATCGCGTTAAAGGCCGGTTCCTTATCCGGTTGAATACCGTGAATCTTCGTCGTCCACGGGTCTTGCTCGGTAACACACCACTCCCCAACGAACCGCCAATACGATGAAAAGGCACGGCTGTCGATCATTTTCAGCACAGGCCAAATATCGCCGGGGTTGTTGACTAACGGTGTCCCGGTGAGGAAGTATTTGTTGGCGCTTTTGATTCGATTGGCATTCGCCGTCCACTGGGATTTTCGCCCCCGGAGACGGTGTGCCTCATCGAAGATGACGGCACCCCATGTGTACGAAATGAGTTCTGTACGCTTCTTGATCCCGGTGTCCATAAGTGTGTGGTAATTTGTAATTACCCACCCTGTATAGTCCACGGGAATCGGATCGCCTTTTCTCCCCACAATCTGTACGTCAGCGTCGGGAATCCACCCCGTAATGTCATCCTGCCACTTTCGAAGCAGGTACGATGGAGCAACCACCAGTTTACGCGTTGTCGGTGCCGCTTCGTATGCGGCTTGAATGGCCGGGTAGGTTTTGCCCATACCCGGCTCATCCCCAAGAATTGCCCGTTGCTTTGCGGAAAGAAACTCGACTGCCTCTTTCTGATAGTCACGAAGTCGTGACACATCTACCATTCCAACCCCTTTCGTCGGTGCCACCACCGGTAGAGTTTCCCGCGCCACCGGTAGTACAACCGCCGATACCACCAGAACGGCTCCACCGGATAGTTCACTCCGCGAATAAGCGCGTTAACAATCGTATCAAACGGAACCGTCCGATCAAACTTGACGTATAACACATGCGCGTATTCCGCAAGTGCCACGGCATTCGATACCACATCCGGGTCTGTAATGCCGAGCGCAAGTGCATAGTCTAGCACGTCCCGATTTCCCCACTGAGGGCCGGGATCACGATGGTCTAGCCAGTCCTGTAGCGAGATGGTTTTCATTCATCCTCCACAAGTCCGAAGTTCTGCACAATCGCATTTGCGATTTCCTCAAAGCTGTAGTCCGTATCATCCGATAGTTCCAGCACCGATACAAACGTGTAATTGAAGTGCTCATCGGTATGCCCCACCGGGAACCGAATGTCTTGCGTCAAGCCTACGGACTGTGCTGCGGCCAGCGGAATCAGCGTGGTTTCATGGTCGCCGCACTGATACCGTACCCCTCCGGGGTATTCCTTTCGTTCCCATGCGGGAAGTTCCCCAAGCTGGATCAAAAGGTCAACCGCAACGCCAAGCGGATCGTACCCGTGGTCGTTCCGGAGTTGTCCCCGAATCTGCGGGTACGTTCCGGAACGCAGCGCGGTTACGTACCACTTTAAGAATGAGGTATTAGCTCCACCCATAACTTGCTCCGAGTGCGAGGAAGAAGCCGATAACAAAGAGGACCAATCCTCCTGCTACAAGCACTATCGCCGCTACAAGCATACCGGCGATGATTTTTCCGATTCGTTCTGCGAGTGACATGAATTATCCTCCTGCCTGTCTACTGAGCGCGGAACGCCCGTGCTCTAGTGCTGTGTCAATGAGGGAGTGGATGGTCTTAGCTTCATTGCCACTCAGATTCGACAGCACATCATCCAAGTCTCCGAGTTTTGGTTCGTGAAGCAAACTTTGTACCCGGATGGGGGAGTATCCTGCGGCAACAAGCATCCAGTCTCGCTGCTCTGGATCAGCACCGACACCCTTTGCGAGACGAAGTACAATGTCTCGACTTGGATGTTCGCGTAACCCCCGCTCTAGGTAAGAAATATAGGAGTCGTCTAGTCCTGCTTCTTCAGCAACTTCAACCTGTGACAAGCCTGCTGCCTGACGCAAGCTATACAAAATCTCTGCGAACGCATTGCGCGTACTCGTATCAGCCATGTTGGTCCCTTCGTTTGTCTTTTCCGACGTGCCAGCATCCGCAATAGACACAGGCGTAATGATTAAACGGTCGTCCATGTTTCCGCTCTAGGTCACGAACGGCCTTCTTTGCCTCTCGCTCCGTGTAGAACGGGTGCTTACGGTTACATCCCTGATACCGCAACCATTCTTGCGGCGTCATTTGCGCCACCATTGTTACATCCTTTCATAGAGTTCGTTGAACTCTGCTTTCTTCATGGTGCCAACGGCTCCGTCGTCGTACTCAACAACCACCATCCCCGGTTTAATGTCGATGGATCGGTCTGTTCCAGTATCGTACAGAAACGGGTATGGCTCATCGTCAAACGAGTGTACCATCCCACACGCCCACTCTAGGAGTGCTTCTCGGTTATCCCCCGTGTACTCTAGAGCGCGGACAACCGGAACTTGTTTCAGTACGTACGTACCTTCAATCACAACGTTCTCCTTTGTGAGCCAAGCTCCACACGACGATAGTTAGTTAGTTCAAGGTACTGGTTGTCAATCAGTTCCCATAGCGCGGATCGCGCATCTTGCTCATCGACTCCGCGCTGTTCTGCAAACCAGATGAGTTGTGTCACCGTAAGCGGCGGGTTAGCGCGTTGAACTGCATTGAGAAGAACTTCGTGTTCTGGATAGAAGGTCATCGGTCGTTTCCAATCCGCTCCTGCTCATGCAGCCACATACTATCCAAGTCCCACCCATTGACGAAGATGCGGCACAGGCGCTTCCAACCGAAGCTGTTTCCATATTTCTTGAATACAGCCTCCACGTCCTCTTTCGTCTGTGCAGCGTCGAACGCTTGGTAAACCGCATGGAACATGTCGTACGTCAGTTTTGTTGCCACGAATCACTCTCCCATCCAGACGTACCATCGCAGGTACGCATTCTTCATGTCGTCCGTTGCGTCTGCTGGCATAATCCCGTGATCGGCAAAGACCGTCACTTCGGTTTCATCCGCAATGCACACGGTATAGAGTACAGCTGGATCATTGTCTCCGTACATGCGCCGGTTGAGGACGGAAGTGGACAGGACGACCGCCCACTCCCATCGTCCACCGTAATACACCTGTACCGTCTCACCGACGTCAAAGACGCGTCCCATCCTACCCTCCGAGCGCGGCGTCCATGTGTGCAGCCGCCTGTGTTTTGAGTTCATCGACAACCGCGCCGTAGCGAACGGTCATGCGGATAGACGTGTGCCCAAGCAACTCCATCAGGGTCTTTTCGCTCACGCCCTTGGAGCGTAGAAGCGTTCCGAACGCGTGCCGGAGTTGGTGTAGTCCAATCGGGTCAATACCCGCGCTTGTTAGCGCGTCTTGCAGCCCCATGTAGACCGCATGCGGGTCCACAGGCTTGCCAGCTTGCCCTTGAAAGATGTACTCCGTCGCGGCTGGCCGAACTCGATTGTGCTCAAACGCGGCGTCGTATAGCTGCCCAAGCGTATCGGCGGCGAGACGTGGTAGCGGTAGTACCCGGCGAGAAGCCGCCGTCTTAGGCTCTGATACCACAAGTCCGTTTCCGGTGATTCGCTGCACAGCGCGGCTAACTGTAAGAGTTCCTGCACCGAAGTCAATGTCACCCCATTGGAGCGCACAAACTTCTCCACGTCGAAGTCCGAGGGAAAGCATGAGGATGTAGATTGGTTCATACTTGGTACCCTCTACCGCGTTCAGCAACGCCTGTGCATCGGTTGCCGTCGTCGCCTTGATCGTGGTGTTCGGAACACGCGGCATGCTGACACGCTTCGCCACGTTAACCGGAAGTTCGCCGTACTCAACCGCTTGATCCAAGGCTTGCCGGAGAATAATCTGCGTTAAGCGGATGGTTCCCGCCGACAATCCCTTGTGATGCTGAAGCACCATAATCTGCCCGACGTCGTTCGGGCGAAGCTCACCGAGTTTCTTGGTTCCGATCACCGGAATGATGTAGCTGCGAATGTGCTGACGGTAGTTTGCAGCCGTTCGCGGACGGAGACTGTGCGCGTGCAAGTCCATCCATTCGTTCATGTACTGAGCCACCGTCATGTTCTCAGTCATCAGTGCGTCCAAAGTAGAACACCCCCTCCGGTACGATGCTATCCTGAACCACAGTCAATTCAGGACTACATGTAGTATACACCGTACCCGGAGAAATGACAAGGGCTGTCGGCGGCAATCCGTGGATTTCCTCATAGATTGCCTCACCGATACGGATGGTTTCGTCCGGAGTTTCTTTTTTCGTCCGTCGCTGAATCATCAGGTAAGGAATTGTCAGGTTCATGTTGCGTCCTCTCCGAACAACATGGCTACGAGTCGTGTGCGTTCGTTCTGCACACGCTCCCACTCGTCGCGGCACGGAAAGTCACCCGGAGGGGTTGCCGTACACACGCCGTACGCATGCTCTGCTTCGTGCAGTACGTCAAGCTGTCGCTCAACACGATCTTTAAATGCAGGATCGTCCAAGGTAGGTAGTGCCTGCAAAAACTCAATATACCCCATACGATGCCGGTATGCTGCGGCACGCGTCGTTGGAGTTACCTTTGTATGGTTTATAACAGCGGTAAGTGATTCGATTCGCTTCGTGACATGCTCGGTAATCCGTTTCTTGGTAAATACGCTCATAGCTCCCTCCTAGCGAGTAGGGGTTTCCCCCTACTCTGCCGCCCGTGTTTGTCCCTTGACCGTCATAATCGGTGTATACGTGTCGGCCACATACACCAAGTCCTCTTGCAAGGCGATTACCCGGTCAATGTCCTTATATGCGCCCGGTGCCTCATCAACGTATTCCAATCCCGCCTGTGAGTACGTCCCCGCAAGCGATGCCTGAAACTCGTTAATCGTGATCGAACGCTTTGCTTCACCACGGCTCATGGTCCGTCCCGCGCCGTGTGAGCACGACTCAAAGCTATCGGTATTTCCCTTACCGATCACCTTGTAGCTCTTGGAACCCATGCTCCCCGGAATCAAGCCGATTTCAGAGAACCGCGCACTGGTCGCACCCTTTCGGTGCAGCACCATATCGCCGTCCAATTGTGCGTAGTTGTGTGGCGTGTCGTGAATAGTGGACTGACTGAGCACACTGGTGATGCCCCGTTCCTGAAGCACATCCGCAAATGCTGACAGAACCGCCGTCATCATACGCTCTCGGTTGAGTCGCGCATAATCAATGGCCCATTGCATATCGTGCAGATAGTTCTGTCCTTCAACCGTTTCCAGCGACAAGTGTGCGAGGTCACGCGGTACACGGGTCTTTGTCTGCGTTACAAATTGCTCTGCCTGCTGGTTGTAGTGGTTGGCGATCCGAAGCCCGATGTGTCTGGAACCAGAGTGCAGCATGAACCCAATGAAGCCACGGTCGTTTACCTGTGCTTCAATAAAGTGGTTGCCACCACCAAGGGTACCGATCTGGTACGCCCCCTTCGTGTCCACAAGTTCTTGCAATTCCCGCGCTCGGAGCGGTTCTAGCTTCAAGTGTCCGAGTGTGTGCGGATACTTGTGCGCGTTGAATCCCATCGGTACGGCACGCCGTACCTTCGTTGCCCACGCCTGCCAGAAGTCCGCGTTCATCGCCTCACGGTCGAACGGCATGGTCGTTTGCGCGTGGCGCATACCACACCCAATGTCCACGCCAACCGCGTTCGGGATAACGGCCAACTCGGTCGGCAACACACAGCCGATGGTTACTCCGACGCCAAGGTGACAGTCAGGCATAACGGCAATGTGCGGACCAAGAGCCGGATGCCCCGCTGCGGCCATAAGCTGACTCATCGCCTGCGGTTCCATCTCATCCAACGGAAGCCAGCTACGAATCTCACGCCCGTTTCCACCAAGAAAGGTTGTATAGGTTCCCATGTTATTTCACGTCCTTGTAGGTGTCTCCGGCCAGAATACCGTAAATCGTTTTTGGATTTGCGTTGTACTTCTGGCAGAGTTCTTTAACGTACTTCACACTGGACCGTCCAGTGCTGCGAATGTCCCTGATTTCGTCATCGGTAAACCGACGATAGAGGCTCCGTTGCCCTTTCTTGAATTGAATACCAAGCTCTCCCAACTTTGCGCGTTGGCGGTCGTGCCAGCAATCAAGGCACCGGAACCCCACCGTGATGAAGGTTCCACAGTCATAGCAGGTTTTTAAGTGTCCGGTTGGCCGAACGTTCCGTTGCAAGAGGGGACTATCCTCATCAATCGGTTCCTGATCCAGTGCTGTGACGTTAAAACTCATCTCCGTAGCTCCACATCTGACGGGGTAAGTTCCCGCCCTTGTAGTTGCTCAATGGTTTTCACCATTGACCGCTTCACGCTAAACCCAATGTGCTCACGCACCGTAATCCACGCTCCGTCACGCCGTTTAAACTGCAACCGAACACGGGTCTTACGTGCGTCCTTCCCGTTCTGGTGCTCGTAGCCGTAGGTTTCAATGTCGAACCGCATCCACGGTCTGTTTTGCACCCACGCTTTTGCCAGCCGGTACTTTGCGTCTCGTTTCTGCTCGTTCGTCATCGCGCCTCCTAGTCGGCTACTGTCCGTTCAAAGTCATAGTACGCAAGCGGTTTCGCGTACATCATTTGCTCCCACCACACCGGTTTGACGTTCATCATCCGATCTTGGAGCGCCTGCCAGTCATCTTGTGTGACCGGTTCAAGGTCATTTACTTTCGGAAATATTTCGTCGCCGCGCTCGGGGTACTGATCCTGAAAGAGCAACCGCCCTCCGAAGAATTGTCCAACGGTACGCAGGACTGCAACCGTCCCCGGTGTGGAGCGTCCGAAGATACCGCGCCCTCCAAGGTCCATCTCATATGAGAAGAACAGTGGTTGCTGGACGGTAAGCGTATCGAACTCCCACCGGGTTAGCTCCGGAAAGTTGTGATCCACAAAATGCGTTCGCGCTCCGTGGACACTGACAAGTCGTTGCTGGTTGCGTAACGGGCCGCGCTCTGGTGGACACCCAAGCGCAATGCCCGTCACGGTCTGTACCCAATGGTACCGCGCCTCAATAGGCAGATAGAGTTCCGCGCATACGGTCGCTGGCATCAGGCACCTACCCGAATCCGCGCACGCTGCTGCTTTGACGAAGCGACGGATGCAACCGCCGTCCGTGCGACGGCTCTCGCCTCACCCTCATAGAGTTGGCATACCATGCAGAAGTATTCTTCCTCTGCGGTATCCCACATCATGTTAATGTTGGTGTCGCACAGCGGACAAGCCGGATCAATCACCGAACCCATTGCCGTCTCATCGTCGGAACCACCACGCAGGTAGGCCGCAATATCCTCTTTCGTGTATTCCTCAGACTCACCCTCACCGGTCACTTCGTAGAAGCTGCCGTCTAGGTACGCTTCGGTTGCGGCTCGTTTCTTCTCCATGTAGTCGTCAAACGACTCATAGAGTACGCCGTTAATAGTAACGCTTGATCGGCCAGTAGCAACTGCTTTAGTTCCGGCTGTTTCGGTGGACTCGTACTTGTCCCGGCTGTAGTAGGAACCGTACCCGTAGTTGTAGCTGGAAACGTACCGGCCACGACTTTTCTTGTCGGTATCGGTGTGAAACCATTGCTGATCGGCAAGGTTCTCGCAAATCTCCGTAAAGAGTCCGAGTGTTGCCGCCACATCCTGAATCGACACCATCTCCTTCGATGAGTGTGCGTTGTAGTACCCACAGGAAACGTTCGCACAGGCAATCGGAAGCCCGTTGTTCTTCAACTGGATTACATCGGAGATGGAACCCCAATCGTAGGACTTGTATCCATAAACGGACAGGTACGGTGCAATCGCTTCTTCGAACTCATCTCCGAACAGTTCTGTTCCCGCTCCTACCCGAATGAAGTCACTGTTCCCGTTGCGGTCCCCTTGGAGCACGAAGGAACAGTCCACGAAGAAGTCCATGTCGGCCTCTCGGGAACCGACACACCCGATTTCCTCATCTCGGAAGAACACAGCCTTTGCAGCCGGAAGTGTGTTCAAAAGCGAAAGCGCAAGGAAGATACCTACCTTGTCATCGCCGCCTACGCCGGTCGTGTCCATGTTCTTCGGGTCAATGGCGAAGATAAGGTCATCGGCAACCACGACCTTATACTGGTTCTTGGCCTTGATCCGGTGTACCGTGTCCGTGTGGGCCACGATGCACGGGAAGATTGCCGCGTCCCCCTTGGTCGCGTAGATGTTTCCATCCTTCACCACCGTGCGAACGCCCATGTCCGCACACTTGGAGAGAATGAATTGGTTCATGCGTTGGGTATCACGCGAATGGCTCTGAACCCTGAGCGTTTTGAGTAGCAGTCCTGTGTCCAATGCTTGTCCTTTCTCCTGACTAGGATTCAAGTATACCACGTCCCCCTCGTACGTGCAAGGGGCTTTGGCAAGTTGTGCTCGGGATAACCCACCGGGGTACAGGTTTTTAGACCGTCCCCGGCGAGTTGCCCTTCCCGATAGGCTTGGGAACATCACGCCCGTTGCGCGTCCCCGTTTAGAATGGTAGGTCAAGCTCATCCTCCACATCAAGCGGGTCAACATCAGCCGTCCAGCTATGCGTCCACATATTCGTATTCTCATCGAATGCGGGAGTTGATAGCGCCCGGAGATTATTCATCGCCGTGTTGTAATCAACCCTATGGACGAACAGCGGCTCACGCGGTTGAATTGTGTACGAGTAGTCCGGTTGGTAGCTGAATACCCCCGGTTCCGCTGAACGGAACGTTATGGTCGGAGCGGACGGAGACGGGGCATTATCACCCGTCTCCGATGCCTCACGCCGCAAACGCGCACGTTCGGCACGACGTGCTACTGCTTCTCGATTGCTCTGGCATGTTGGGCATTCGAACGTGTCTCCACGCTGTGTGAACCGGTTCGTGCGCCGTGCTGTGTCTCCACAGTAAGAGCACCGGAGTCCTTGGCATTCGCCGCACATCCGCTCGGTGTACTCCTGACGGTAGGAGTGATCGACGTTGAACCGGAGCGTCTGCATGTTCTCGGTGTCTACCCGTGAACATCGCTGGCACGAATGAAGGTCGTAGCAATCCGCGCAAATCGTCGTCCGATCAGGCGTATGCGGGTTCATCAACACTTGCAGCGCATTGTCCATCGACACGGCGTTGTGGCAGATTGCACAGGGCTGGTCACGTAGCCACGTCTCGTAGCACGTTCGACAGACTGGACTCGTTTCGCCATTCCGGTAGTAGGACGGGTAATAGAAGTTCAACCGGTTCCCGTTTCTCTCATAGAGATAGTCATTACAGTTCTGGCATCGGTAGTCATCGACGCACAGACTGCACAACTGCCCCTCCGGGCCGTGTCCACGCATCCGATGCTCACAGGCTGTGCAAACGTGCTGCATCCGACAGTCGTAGCACATCCCGTCTCGGAAGTTGTTCCGGTCGCTTTCCGTTCCGCACTCAGAGCATGTCTGAATGAACGGATACCCGCTTGTACTGGTCAACTCATAAGTTGCGTGTGCCCCACGCTGGTGATTCTTGACACGGATGGTGCCCTCATCCTCATCAATGAATAGGTACTTGAACGTGTCGCAGTACGGGTAGCCCCGGCTTGAACCTGTCAGCAAGTCTACCGACAGGAACAACTGCTTACCGAGTTCTCCGGGCACATCCCACAGGGTTTCTCGTTCGAAGCTGTTCGCGTGCCGGATGATGTATCCCTGTTCAGCGGCCCAATCACGCAGCATGTGAACAACGGTGTCGTTCCCATACGCCCGATCCATTGCCCACCCCTGTTCAACCGTATTCCACAGGAGCGCACGGCCAATCAGCAAGTCGCTCTGATCCGTCGCAATGACCATCTTCACCGCGTCCGGATTATTCACGTAGAAGTCCATGTAAGGTTGGCACTCATCGTACCGCATGCACGACGTTCGCAGCGTACCGGTGCCACTTGGCGCGTAGTGATTCCCGTCATACCAATGACGGATAGCCTCACCCTCCACAATACGAACCGATTGCCGGTCCTTCAGTACCCGTGCCCGGAGATGGTTGGTGAACTTCTCAAAGTCGCTGTCGGTCAGCGTCTTTAGTGTCTCCGGTGTCAGTAGCGCACGGGCAACCTTTGCCGGTCGTCCCGCCTGTCGCAGCTTCTTATTCCATTCGATCCCTGTATCCAACGCCGTCTCAATCCGGGCCGTTGGCAGGTAGGTCAGTTCCCCCTCACCATTAATGGAGATGTAGTCACCAAATGCCTGATGCGTTCGGGCCAGCGGCTCACTCGTTGAACCGTACCAACTCCGGCGATACATGAGCGCCATAGCTACCCGGTCAGCGTAGTCGTAGATGAGCGTGTCAAGGATGTTTCGGAGTGACGCGGAGTAGGTAAGAATGTACGGGGTCAGGTCTTTAGCCATGTGCGTCAAGTTCCTCCTTGTCTGCTTGACGAAGCATTCTCACCATAGAGAGTGCTTCACGGAACGTACTCGCCTTAATGGTGTGGTACCGTTCCTCGTTTTTGTTCCCGCTGCGTCGGTTTTCACGTTCCTCATGTTCGTGCCACGCGATCACCTGTTTAAGCTGTTCTTCATACCGATCCAGAACCATCGCTTACCCCTGACTCAACCGGTACTCTGCGAACACCATGCCCTTGTGCATCATCGTGTCCCCGGTTGGCTTGTATCCTGCCGCATTCAGCGCGGCCTCTGCCGCCTTGATGTGGCGATTCGTGGTGGCGCTGTTCCGCTCGGTGTTAAGCCAGAACGCAGAGTTGTCCGTAAAGTCCATGATGATCGGGAAATGCGGACCATAGCTCTGCAACTCACGGCACTCTCTGCCGTTCGGGTACGTCACCGTGTCAACCTTCATGCTCTCCAATCGGTAGGCCGGTCGCCGTCCCTCAATGAACGCCGTCGCAATTGCCATTGGAGTCGTGAGGCTTGCCATGTGTTTGTGTCTCCTTCCCGGTGTCTTGTCTCACCGTCAACTACAGTATACGCGATCACGCACTGGCTGTCAAGGGGGTTTACTTGACTTCGATCCAGCTTCCGTCGTCCATCACCTGACAGCCGAACGACTCCACATAGGAGAAGAAGCTGTCTGTGGGGTACGCGCCCATCCGATAGGCGCGGCGTGCGGCCTCATTGCACGGGCCGTCAACGCGGACGTATACCCCTTCAGTCAGTCGCCCCTCATCGCACCCCACTTGGTGCATGACCAATGAATCCCTCACCCACGCCTGACCGAGTTCTTCCGCCCACCGCTGGCACTCCATGTTGACCGGTGCAGCGGGACGTGCCGCCTGCATGGTCGCATCCGTGTCCGCAAACAGTGATGCCAGCACCAGACCGATACCGAGAATGAATCCCTTTCCCATGTGTTTACTTTCCCTCCTTCGATGCTGGCTCTACGAGTCCGCTCCGTAGCGTCATCGTTATCTTTGCGGACAACTCCACCGCTGCATCTTCGGCATCCTCCGGCGTGTCCGCCATCTGTCGCCGCACGAATTGATTGAGAAGCACCTGTGCAATTCGATCCTCAATCACGTTCCACTGTCGCTCCGTGTCCATCGTGCCTCCTTCGCTGTTGACTCTAGTATACACGACTGTCAGTCAAGTGTCAAGGGCTAGATCGTGCATCCCGCCCGAACACCCCGGCGTGCCCGTGCCTCATCCTCCCACGGCTTGACCGTTGCCTGTACCTGAGCGGGAGAACGCCACCCACCCTGCTCAACCTTATCCATGATGAGCGATGCAAGATGCCCTGACATATGGGATGGCCAGAACGTTGCGTGCTCACTATCAAGGTCACTCAGCACGTCGTAGAGAATACCGTCCAACACCGACTCCAACTCATCTCGGTTCATTGTATCTCCCTTCCTAGAAGAACGCACGGACACACAGGTCCGTAAGCCAGCCGATTATCACTCCAACGTAGAGCACAATACTGGCTTTTCCGAACAGGTACGCGGCCTGCTCATCCTTCGTAAACTCGGTGTCCACTAGGCAAAGACCTCCAATAGCACCGCGACAACGGCACCGATGATGACACAGACAAGGAACAGCCCGATTGCTGTATTGATCTGTTCGGTGTACTCATCCCACTCGTGCAGCGGGTCTTTTTGTTTACTCACTTAGCCTCCTTCGTAAAATACCGCACCGGCTCAATCTCGATGAGCGTGCTCACCAAGTCAAGCCGGATACCCGTTCCAAACTTGATGACTCGATCCGCAACGATGCGTTCGATTGCTTCCTCCTTGCTATCGAAGATACCAAAAAATTCCACTCCACCGCACCCATCGTACGGTTGCGTGTTGTGCTGGTACGCGATCCACTTTTCCATGCGCTCTCCTTGTGTTCCATCAGTATAGGCGACCATGAGTCAAGAGTCAAGGCCGCGCCAGAAAATAAAAGCGCGCGCCCGCCGACAGAAAAAATACGCGCGCCCCGTTTTGGCCAAAAAAAAAGCGCGCGCGCCAAAATCGCCGTAGAAAAAAAGCGCGCGCCCGAAAATGGCGACTTTTTCTAAGGTCACAACGCAAATCGGCGTTGGTGTGGGCGACATTGGTGGATTGCGTTATGGCATTAGCATATAACCCCTACATATATATATGACGAGACAAATGTCTTATACATATATACGTATATATGTATATACATATAATGCACATATATTGATATACACTATATCAACTATCATTACTGAAGCAGCTTTCCAATTGCAGGTCCGACTTGGTTGGCCGATCCCATGACGAAGCCCGAATGCAGTCGAAACAGATGATTGTTCGATGGGTGTCGAAGAACTTCTATAGGAGTCAACAAACTTCTGACGGATATTCATAAAAACACTCTAAGCGAATCGCTATAGAAACCCCTAAGCGAGTCGCTACCGGAAAGGTTCACCCGGAAAGATACCCGGAAAGGTATCCCCGGAAAGGTGACGCAGGCGCGTGCTTAGGAGCCTGAATCGGGAAAGATCGGACGTGCGTACCCGGAAAGATCAGGCGTGCGTGCGTCCGGAAACATACGCGTGCGTACGCGTTCGGAAACCACCCGTGCGAGACGGTTATGCCGATTTTGTGATATGCGAATTGCCGCGACCGGTCAATTCATTTATGATGTAAAGTAAAGAAGCATTCTTGAGTTCTTTGTCAACTTAGTTGTTTAGTTCTTTGTCCACAATTACACAAGACGATACCCCTACGGGGTACGTGTCCTATTTTGGACGTCATACCCCGTAGGGGTTTACCGTACGTTTTGCGGTTTGTTCCGTGTTTGGAATCGGAGTCCGGACGGGGTTTCGTGTGTCCGGTTTGCTCGGTTGCTCGGAGACTCGGACGGGGTATGCGTCTCGGTTTCGTACCGTGTTCAGTGCTGGCACTTGGACGCGGTTTCCGTCTCCGTGTCCAGCACCACGGAGACAACCGGAGACGAACGGAGACGGTACGAAACCGGAGACACGACCGAACACACATTGCCGCATACCGCGTGCCGTGTGACGCGTTGTGGCGTGTCACGGCATGTACTCCGAGCGTTGCTCGGTTGCTCGGTTTGGCGTCCGATTCTGTACCCGTTGCGGACGGGGTTTGTACGGGGTTTCGTGCGTGTGCTGGACTCGGACTCCGAAACCACCTATAGCGTGGTATGTCCAGCATCGACGGAGACGCGCCTAGCATCGTCCGAGCGGCAATATTTTGACGTTAGCAGTATGTGTACCCTAGTCCGCTCGGTTTCGTGCCGTACGTGGCATCCTAGCGCGTCAATGCTACGGAAACCGAAACAATACGCACGGGGTACCGCGTGGCACCGTCTCCGAGACACGAAAACACGGGTACGTGTACCCGTGTCTCCGTGCGGGTATGCGGTTGTCTGGACTCGGTACGCGTTACCGAGACGCGTTGTTTATGCGTGTCCGGTTGTTTGCGTACGTCACGGGATCAATACCGAGCGGGGTATACCGATACCGATACGCTGGCATGTACTGCCATTGCTCGGAGTCCGGAGTATTGCCGTTCAGCATGTCACCGAACAACGGGTACCGAGACTCGGACGGGGTTTCGGACACCGTGTCCACAATGCATACGTTACCCGTTGCGGGTACCGTAATTCCGTGTCCGAGTGCGGACACGCATCGTCCGGCGTCGTACCCGTGCGGGTACGGCAATTCAAACAAACGCGGTTGCCGCTGGCACGCAACGCACTCCGTGTGCCGTGTGTAGTCCGCTCGGTAGGAGTCGTTCACGTCGTGCCACGAACGAAACCGGAGACACACGGTACAACGGTTGTCCAGACAATCCGTACACACGGAGTCCGTATCCAAGTTGTCCACAACCGCTTCACACACGCGGCACGTATGCGACTCCGAGCAATCCGAGCAATACCCGTTCGTTAGGTCGTCTCGGTCGTCCACGACGGTACCGCAATCGTTGCATTGATAACCCGGCAAGCAACGCGGGCAATACCCGTCCGTGTGATTGTCTCCGTAGTCAAACCGTCCGCAATGCTGGCACGTCCGCTCGGAGTAGCAATCCGGACAAAGATCGTACCCGTTATCATCGTCCGCATCGTACGACGTGCCGCACTCCGAGCACTCTAAATACGCGTTGTGCGTTTCGTAATATCCGGACGTGGATTCCAACACGTAGTACATGCCGTCCGGCAAGTAGTGCTCGGACGTGGCAAGCGTACCCGTGTCCGGATGCAAGTAACGGAACGTGTCCATATACGGGTATTTGTCAAACCGAGCGTTACGGACGGTAACGGGACTCGCATCGTCCGTGTACCCGTGTTCGGTGGCGTATGTGTGAAATACCCGTTGCACAACGTCGTTACCGTACACGCGGTCCATATACGTTTCGCCATTGTCCAGCGTCCACAACAACGCACGTCCGAGCAATTCTCCGTCCGCATTGCGGTACGTCAACAACGAAACCGTGTCCGGATTGTCCGTGTAAATCCGGAAATACGACTGGCACGAATAGTGCCGCATGCAGGAATGAGCCAGCGTACCGATACGATGAGACGGTGCGTACCCGTCTTCCAAGTACGCATCTCGGATTGCGTCACCGGTCACAATTTCAAACGTTCCAAAAGACCGGGAGGCATACGCGCGAATTGCATTCGTTACGGTTTCGTAGTCTGCATCCGCGAATGCATCCGGAGTGCGTATTAGCATCCGGAGAACTTTAGACGGTTTGGCGGTTTGGCGCCCGGTTGCATCATATTCGTAATACTGCACGTCTTTACTGATTTTCGATGACGGCAGATAGGACAACCGGTTGCCACTGTCTGCAATGTCGACAAACGACGCTTTACGGATACACGTTTGCGGCATTCGGACGTACGCATGAACCGTATCCGAGACGGATAGCCCAGACTCCGTGTCCATTGCCACCACGGACACGGAAACGTTGTGTTGTGTGTCGTACCCGGAGTCCAGCAGTGCCGTTGCCAGTGCATACCCGCTTTCATCGGACGAAGTTTCGTACATGAACGCATGCAACGCGGCACGGACGGACTCGGAAAGCGTTGCGGCAGTGTTCGTATTCCGGTTTCCGATTACATCACTACCGTCCGGAGACACGGACAACGCGGTAACGGTTTGGCGTATAGGGGTACCGTACGTGTCTAAAACACGCTCGGAGACGGGTACGGCAAACAACATACGGTTTGGCGCGGTAGTTGTCTCATATTCCGAGCGCGCATCGTCCAGCGTGTCCAGACTGTACGCGTACCCGTACGTGTTTCCCGTGTGCCACGTCATAACCACGAACGAATGAATCAGGGTACCCGTAGGGATATGGACGGGGTATCCGGTTTCACGGTTAAGACGTTTCGCGGTTTCCGTCAATGCGGCAATGTCCGTCACGGTATTCGTCTCCGTTTCCGTTTCCGTTTCCGTGCTGGACTCCGAGTCCGTCTCGGAGTCCGTACGCCACAACGTTGCAAGCGTTTCCACAATGTCTGTACGACTGCACTCCGTCTCGGTTGTCGTACCGTCCGTGTACCGCGTGTGAATCCGTGCGGACGTCGTGACGTATCCGAGCGTTTCATTGTGTGCGATGGTGTCCAGCGTGGTTCCGACCACGGACGAACACGTATCGCCGTAACACGTTCCAAGTTCATACGGGGTATCCGCATGCGTGGCGTACAACCGGACGGAGACGTATGCAATCACACGGTATCGCCGTTCGCGTGCGTCTCCGTGAACGGAGACGTTAAATGCATCGTCCGTGCCGTACACAACCATTGCATTGTTAATGCGTCGTGCCAGTCGTGCGGTTTCGCTTTCCGTCCGTGCCATTGCGTTGCACTCCGTTCCGTTTCGGTTGTCTAACAACCGTTCTACCTTGTCGCACACTCCGTACGACTGCGTTAAATGTACCCGACAATATGACGATTAGTCAAACATTGCGTTATGCCGTTGTTTTGTACGGTGTTTCGTCTCCGATTGTGCCGCAACAACGGCCAAACGCTCGGTTTACCTTATCGGTTTGTCGTGTCACGCGTACGCGTACCATATACGGCATTTTTGACGACTCCGAGACGGTACCGAGACACGCTCGGACGCTCGGACGCTCGGTGCTGGCACCGTTGCTCGGTGCTGGCATGCTCGGAGACGTTGCCAGCGTTGCCAGCACTCCGAGCGGGTACGGACTCCGGACGGTACCGAGACGCCACAATACCCCGTAAACGCGTTGTGTTGCCTCATATTGCGTCGTAATGCGTGCATAGGTGTCCTGATTCATTTTGGCGGGGTAAACGCGTCTCCGTGTCTTGTGACGCGTTACAACGGCATTGCCCTATTTTCGGTTTCGCCCAAAATGCCGGTTGTTTGACTTTGCAAAGTAAAACCGCCTTCGTTTGTACGGCATCCGAGACGCAATACCGTATTTTGTACGGTTGCGTGTGCAAAAAAGTGTTTAGTTTGCCATACAAACGCGAAAAATGGTCCATTTTTGGGGTATGTCTCGGTTTCTGGCACCGTTGCGGGGTATTTTCACACGTTCGGAACGGCAAACGTTGTTCGGTTTCGGTGAACGTTGTTCGGTGGACGCGGTTATTGCTAACCGTGTTCGGGTATGCGTGCATGCGTACGGTATTCCGAACGACGTTCGGTTATGCGCTCGGAGACACACTCGGAGACACACTCGGAACGGGGTATGCATGCATGCGGGTACATGCTCGGTTGCGGCACGCTGGACACTGGACACGCTCGGTACGTGGTGTCCGGTTGTGTGGTGGTGGTGGTGGTGGTGGTGTCCAGCGTGTCCGGTTGTGGTGGTGACGTGGTGTCCGAGCGTCAACCGGGGTAACGACTCCGTGGCGGTTTGGCGGGGTTTCGGTTTCGGGGTATGTCTCCGTTTCCGTCCGAGTCCGGAGACGGTACCCGGTTGCACGGGGTATCGGTTGTTCGTTGTGATACGTGCGTGTATGCGGGTATGGCGGGGTTTGGACCGGAGACGGAATCGGGTACGCACGGAAACGCGGAAAATAGGAAAGTAGGTTGACTAGTTCTATCGGTCCGGACGTGTCACGGTTAGGGGTTCTGTACCGAACGTTTCCTATCTTGGTTTGTGAGACGTTGTATCACCTATGGCACGGTATACCCCTAGTCCGTATAGGTGGCATATCTCCGTGTCTGCATACCCCATACCCCTACGCATACTGACACTATGCGTATTCCGGGTATGCCATAGGCCACATACCACAAGATGTTGTGTACCCCTACCATGCATACCACTATATGTAGTGGTTTATCACTGTATCATCATATCGTGATATCACCATATCATCATATCGTGATATCAGCATATCGTGATAAGGGCATGGCCGGGGCACCCCCCGTCGGAAAAAAGTTGGACCACCTTCCTCTACGGGGCAGCCCCTCCCACGTTTTACCTTCGTATTCCTTTTTTGAAAGAGCTACGAACCATACCCCCTCCCCCTATCCAGCATTAGTAAGGTCGTTAGGTGCCTCTCTTTTTCTCTTTCTTTTGAAAATGGTAAAAGTAGTATAAATACGTATCTATAGAGAGTTGCAAAAACAGGGGATTCTAAGGAGCTTACTAATTTGCCACGTAAAGGACTAAAAAACGCCCGGTATCTCGGGACGTTTTTGACCAAAAAAACACCGATGTTGCCAATTTACACATTAGTAAGCTATTTACAACCCAAAAATGGCGAAAAATGGCCCGATTTTGACTTGTTTTCAAGGCCGAAACCCGGTACAATGAGCGGAAAGGAGACGCAATGACCGACAACATGGCCCACGATTCGATCCTGCTGGCATTTTCCGACAATGGCATGCGCCAACTGGACAACCTGACGCTCCTAACCGGAAAAACCCGGTATCAGACCATCGTGGATGCGATTGCCTTCTATCGTCAGGTGCATGAGGACGTACAAAAAGGCAGCAAAATCTGCCACATGCGCCCGGATGGGCGCGTATTCCAGTATGTAATGAAGGAGTGACCAACGATGCCCAAGTACATCAAGCAGAACAAACCCGTCGAGTGCCACCAATGGCACCCACAGACGAATCCGAGTCCCCATGTGCAACAGCCAGTGGGATACGGCGTGCCGATTGTCGAAACAATTCAGGGAATGGTGGTGATTCACCCCGGTGACTGGATTATCGAGAATCCGGACGGGACCAAGGAAGTGATGAGCGATCCGGTATTCAAATCGTGGTACTCCGGGCCAAATTAAGGAAGGAGGGAATACTGATGGGGAAGCCAATTGACCTGACGCTGCTGTTCGCCAAGATTGGCGCGTGGCAGATGACGACGTTTCCGGATGCGGACGTCCTGTCGTGCCTGCTGCACCTTCAGGATGAAATGCTGGAACTGGAAGATGAAGTGTACGCCCTTCGCAACGGGCTGGTGGCGCATGGGGCCATGTCGAAGGACGTGGCGCAAACCCGCGAAGCCCTTGCCGGGGAACTGGCCGATGTGGTCCACCTGTGCATTGCGCTGGCCGCAGCCGCCGAAGTGCATCTGCCAACGGCGATCCTGAAGAAGTTTGAGCAGAATAAGGATCGCACGTTTACCTATGACCCGGATCGCGGGTATATGAAAGGAGACTGAACGCCGATGCCACGACCGATGTATACCATGCCCTCTCCGTCTGAACGGATGACGGAGGGGTATGGAAGTCAGGTGCTCAGGAAAATCGAGCGGGATATGTACCTGCTGTGGGAGGAACGGGGAATGGAGCGGATGCCGAGAGTCCTCCGGCTCCACCCCGATCTGTGGCAGGCAATCCGGATGGAGTTCACCAACCGGATTACCGAGACGTTTCATTATGTCGGAACCTATGATTCGTACCGGCGTGTGGAAACGCCGAACGTGCGGACGCTGTACGGCGACTTCTGGTTCATTGAAGATGGTGGACTGCCTATCGGGGAGTACGTCTTTGACCATTATGATGCGTGGAAGCGTCGGCATGAGCAGGAAGCGGAACTCTACGCCCGGATTGCGTGGCTAGAGCGGCGTCTGAGTGGGAGGGAACCATGACCAGACCGACAGTAAAGGAAGCTCTGATTGCGTTTTTCGCGGCGGTACCGGTTAGTCTGATGATTGCCATAGACGTCGCGGCGTTCTTCTGGTGGTCCCTGATCCTCTTGGTCGTGCTTGGTGTCATCCTGTGCGGATTCTGGAAGATCGGGGAACTTGTCGAAAGGTACCTTGACTGATGCGAGACTTCAGCTATCGCCGCCCGTGGGAGAACCAGACGGCGCAATGCCCCGCGTGTGGAAGTACCGCTGTGTTTACTGACCGGGATCAGCCCGAAGTGGACACCACGGAAACGAACAAGCTCTATCCGATTGGGGGAGGGCCGACGAGATATATCGGAACGCTCATCTTCTGGAAACCGTGCATGAGTTGCCGGGACCGCTTGGAATGGTGTGTATCAGCGGAAGCCCTTGACACGCAGCCGAGACGTGGTGTATAGTACCTACATCGCCGCAATGGAGCGGTTGCAATGCCCGACGACGCACTACGTTATCGGGCATTAGCGTCTCCACCGGCCCTTAACAATCAAACAGGCACATCCTGTGTGCATACTTGGGTGTCGTTCAATGGTAGGACACGTCGCTGTTAACGATGGTATTGGGGTTCGAATCCCTGCACCCGAGCCAATGGGAAGGTAGCGTAATGGAAACGCGGCTCTCTCCAAAAGAGTCAGATGGGGGTTCGAATCCTCTCCGTCCCGCCAATGCTTTGTCGGCTAACGGTAGGCCGCTTCGCTCTGGACGAAGTTGTTGTGGTTCGAATCCACACGAAGCAACCAGAAACCCCTTGACAACGAATCAAGGGTATGCTAAAGTAGATACAGTGGAAATGAGGAACGAGACGAACACAGAAATCGAGCCGAAAGGATAACGATGATGTAACCGCTCAACTCACTTCTTTGAGGGCTGTGCCGTGCAGGTCGCGGTGCATAAGGAACCGGTAAGCACCGGGAACCCAAATGTCGGGGTAGCTCAGTGGTAGAGCACTTGTCTCATAAGCAAGAACGCATGGGTTCGAATCCCTTCCCCGCCACCAGAGGTTCGCAGCGTTCCGTGATAAACTGCGTGTGGACGTGCGATTCACATAAAATAAAGAGCACAGACCCCGCAGACACGATGCGGGACGGGGTTGCAAACCTGTCGAAAAATCGGGCCGGGTTGATGTAGGTGGACTGGCATATCCCCCTGAAGGGGAAAGCGTGGGTTCGACTCCCACACCGGAGTTTGCTCGTAGGACAATTGGCAGTCTAACCGTGTAAATCGGGGGCGTACGACCTTGGAGGCACGGACATGTTGCAGGTTCGAACCCTGCCGAGCAAGCCACCCGCGATCTGACCAATTGCGGGGAGAGTCGCGGTTCGGCGGGAGTCGTAACCCAATGAACCCCCTGACCGGGCAGGGATGGAGTAACGATCCACCCGGTATTTCGCAGTAGCTCAGGGGTTAGAGCACATCTCTGATACAGATGGTGCCGGTGGTTCGATTCCACCCTGCGGAACTGAGGCCGGTGAAGCCTGCGATGCGAAGCGTCGAGAGTACGACGATAGTACCGCGAAGATACCTCGGGTCGGCACCCTATGATACGTGTCGTGGGCCGCTGGCAATAGCCTGTGTATGAGGCCCGAATGCTGGCATACGCTAATCGGCAGGCGAACGCTCTTTCAAAGCGTTGTGTGCGAGTTCGACTCTCGCTGTCAGTACCGGGTAGATGTACTACCCTTTACAAATCACCGTGTCTCTGGCCGCACTCCCTGTGGTACGACCTGTTCGGTGCAAGCCCGAACGAAAAGCCCCGGACTAACCAACCGGGCACGCCCCGGATACATCCCAAATCCGCTCCGGGGCACCTTGCCGGGATCGTCTAGCGGTCTAGGACGTATGGTTCTCAGCCATGCAGCCGGGGTTCGAATCCCCGTCTCGGTACGAGCCTTGGGCTTCGGCGTAAAACTGCCCACGACCTGAGTATAACGTCGTTAAACTCGCTCCGGAGGATACGTCCTCCGTCTGGACCTGTAGCTCAATCGGGAGAGCGTCGGTACTGGTATGGGAGATTTGCATAATGGAAGTGCTCTTGGCTTACATCCAAGAAGCGGTGGTTCGATTCCATCATCTCCTACCAGTTTCAAGGAGAGTAAATAGTGCCAATGCCATACAAACCGAGAGCGGAATGTAAACGCTGCGGGGCTCTGGTAAAGTTTACAAAAACGGTTTTCTGTAGTCAGGAATGCCAAATTACACATAAGCGAGAAACCTATCTCGCTCGGTGGAAGTCTGGACAGGAAAAAGGCTACGGAAAGTACGGGCAACTGTCTAACACGATTCGGGAGTATATCTTGAAGCGTGCCGGGTATCAATGCGAGGAATGTGGGTGGCACAAAAAGCATCCCGTTACTGGTAGCGTACCGGTGGAGGTACACCATAAAGACGGTGACTATGCAAATACGCATGAGGGCAATCTGATTGTTCTGTGCCCAAACTGCCATTCACTTACTCCTAACCACGGAGTTTATAATAAAGGGAAGGGAAAACCGTATATTCGCCTTGCAAAAGCAGTACCGTAGGTTCTAGGTTCGAGTCCTAGTAGGTCCACCAGTCGAAGAAGCAGGGGACATAGGGTACCCGTCTTAATAATCCTGCGGAGACTGCATGGGGATGTTTTGGTGTTCGCCCGGTAGATGCGAGGGTACAACCTTGATGATCGCCGGAAACGTGGGTTCGACTCCCACCATCTCCACCGAGACGTTGAGCAGTCGTCTCAAAAAACAGGCTCACGGTTGATTGCACCGGGCTGTTCTCCTGCACGGAGACGGCAAGCAATCCTAACGCTTCGGGTCCGCTGGACGGGCGGCTGTGCAGAGAGACGGTAGAAATCCCTCACCGAAGCGTTCACTTGGGTTGGTATGCAAGCGGCTCAAAGCAGCGTGTCTGTAAAACACGTCCTACTGGTTCACAGGTTCGAATCCTGTCCAGCCCACCGGAGGCAATGATGCGATTTGCTGAACAGAACGTAGAAATCGAATCGCTCTACATTTCGCTGGCAATTCTGACTATCGGCATCTATGCAGCCGTGTCATCAGACGATCCAGAGGAAATGAAGCAACAACTGAAGAATGCCGCCGTGCATGCACAAGCGGCCTTCCCTGAGCCGTACCACACGGTACTCATGGAGAAGATCGGAGAGCATGCGTTTCGGGATGACGTCGAGCAGACGCGTCCGCAATATCACACTGAGGGCCGATAGCTTAACGGGAAAGCTACTACCTTGCACGTAGTCAGATTGGGGTTCGAATCCCCATTGGTCCACCGAGTAGGTGAAAGGAGAACACGTTGCCTATTCTTTCGTCAGTGAAACAAAAGACCAAGGTTTCGACCAGTTCAACGATTGAAACGACACTGGAAGCGAAACTCGCAGAAGTCGCGGAACTGACAGAGCAACTTGAAGCAACCGCTGTGCAAGAGATTGACGCATCGAATCAGTCGATTGCTGATCTTGAATCGCGGATTGCAGCAATTCAACAACGGAAGATGATTGCCAAGGGACGTATCGAACGAGCGGCACAAACCAGAGCGTTGTTCCAACCCGTTCCTCCGGTACAAACCAAGTAATGATCTTTTGATGGTGATGCAAGGAAGTGATACCGTGCAGCTAGTATGCAACCAGTGTGAGAAATCATACAAAGCAGAAAAGAGAACGTCGAAATACTGTTCCCGAGCTTGCAGCAACACGGCACGCCGAGGGATGACGTATTCGAAAGACTCTCACGGTAACAGTTCCAGACAACGCCTTAATTTGCTGAAAAACACGTTCAACTTTACCGAGTGTATGGTAGAGGGTTGTGGCTATACAAAAACGTTTGACATTCACCGATATATACCCGGTAAATTGGGTGGAGAATATGTCATCGGCAATATGTATGCTATTTGCCCAAACTGCCATGCAGAAGTATCTCGGGGAATTGTAACGTTTGAAAAAGTAGACGATAAAACACTTCGGATCAGTGGGGTAACGGTAGCCCAATAGTCTTGAAAACTATCTAACCGAAAGGTTATGTGAGTTCAAATCTCACCTGATCCTCCGTGGACGATTGGGATAAGGGTATTCCAGAGGGTTGCTATCCCTCCCAACCGCAAGGTTGTGTGCGTTCGAATCGCACATCGTCCTCCATCTGAGAAAAGGTTTATATACGCATGCCAAAAGTTATAAAGTATGCCGACTACATTCCTTTGTGGAAGGCGGGACTTGTAAGCGGAAATCGCGGTATAATACATATAGACGTCTCTGCGAATGTGCGCCGTTACTTGCTTGAAAGGTGCGGAAATACGTGTGAAGAATGCGGTTGGGGCGCGATAAATCCGTTTACCGGAAAAGTAACACTTGAAGTTCATCACATTGATGGAGACTATCAGAACAGCAGAGAAGAAAACTTAAAAGTGCTCTGCCCAAACTGTCACTCTTTAACCTATAACTATAGAGCAAGAAATAAGTCCGGGTTGGCACAAAGCCTACCCAAGAAAAGGTAATCATCGGGGTTTAGCGTAAGGGTTAGCGCACGTCGTTTGGGACGATGTGGACAGGTTTCGAGTACCTGATCCCCGACCACGGGAAGGAGAAACCGTATGAACTGGAACCTGATTGCAGCGATTTTCTTGGGCGTATTCTTTGCGCTCCTTGCATGGGCACTATTGACCGATCAAATCGTTCTCTAAGGAGGGAATGTGGTTCAGATTAACCGTGAGGGGCCAAAAGTCTTTTTGGTCGGGTATACACAGCCGGTCATGCCAGAAATCCGCCGCTATCTAGATCATCGCGGTGTGAAATGGATTACGGAGAATCCGAAGGATGATCCACTGGCGATTGTTGAAATGGCAGGCCGTGTGTGCTACCACAGTTGGCGGAATCCGCAAGGGCGGACACGTCAGGAATATATTGCCGAGCAAATTATCGGGCATGAGCATGGAAGCGTGCTCGAACACGTCTGGTTCAATATGCTGGTGGCAGACCTTCCCCGAAGTTCGCAGCTTGAATTGGTGCGACATGGGGAAGGAACGGGATTTAGTTTCGAAAGTCAACGGTTTACGGACGCTCATCTACGATTCGTGGTTCCACCACGGCTACGGGAGGACGACGATGCCATTGCACTCTTTACAAGCGCGGCGAATCTCGCACAAGACTACTACACAGCGTTGCAGGCACTGTCGGGGTCCGACTCCGATGAAGGAACGCTTGCACGGAAACGCATCAAGGAAGCAGCACGGGCTGTGCTCCCGAATGCCGCTGGAAGCGACGGTATGGTAAGCATGAATGGCCGTGCCGCACGGCACATCATTAATCTGCGATCCAACGAACATGCGGACCTCTCAATCAGAGAGTTTGCATGGGAAGTGTATCAGGCGATTTCAGATGTTGCTCCGGCACTCTTTGCCGACGCAACCGTGAACTATGGAGCGAGTGACGGGATTCCGTCTGTCTCGTTCGAACATCCGAAGGTCTAGGAGAATGCACGGGCCGTCAGACTACTGCACATCGTAAGAACAGGCCCGGAGACGCGTCCGGGCACATTCAGGGATCGGTTAACGGTAGGCCGATGGTCTTTGGAACCATCTGTATAGGTTCGAATCCTATTCCCTGATCCATGCCCTTCTGGTGGAACTGGCAGACACGACGGCCTCAAACGCCGGAGCCGAGGGATCGGCGTACAGGTTCAAGTCCTGTGAGGGGTACCACTTGACAAGTAGTCGGAAATCGGGTATACTGATTTCAGTGAAGGAGACGAGATGCCGAAGATCGCATTTATCAAATGGGACACAGGCGACTGGATTCAGATGTACGTCAACGGGGAGAAAGTCTATGAAGGACATTCGATCCCAAGAGACGAACTTCTGAGACTGGCCGGAGTAGAGTTCGACTCCTACGAAATCCTCGGAGAGAGCGATGAAGCGGAAATGATCGGTTGGTCGGGAAAGTCCCTTGACGAAGCACTTGTCATTGTGAACGACGTACTAGTGTGTTACTAGTACACATGCGTGGGTGGTGGAACTGGTATACACGCTAGTCTTAGAAACTAGTGCCCGAGAGGGCGTGATGGGTTCGAATCCCTCCCTGCGTACCGTAGCCAAGCGCCTCTCCCGAGAGAGCCGACCATGAATCGTTAGTCTCGGTGAAGCAATTCGGGCTGGAAAGACGGATGCATACGGTGAGCCAGCAGTTATGTCCGGACTCAATCGGGCACATAGGATATGTGTAGCTCAATTGGCAGAGCACCGTCTAAAACCGGAGATTCGGTTTAAGTCCGACACTTCCCTCATGCTGATGTAGCTCAGTGGTAGAGCGTCTGATTGAAGTCCAGATGGTCGGCGGTTCGAATCCGCCTGTCAGCACCGGTCGAATAATCCGATAGACCAAAAGAACCGGAGCGTTACTCACACGCTTGCAAGCCAGATATGGTGCGACGGTACGGGTTGAGATTTCTGATTTCGGCCAAATGACGTACGCATTTGGCAACATCCCTGTGGTATAATGGACAGTGCAGCACGTTTCTACCGTGCAAGGTGCGGGTTCGAATCCTGCCGGGGATACCACGGTCGCATAGCTCAATTTGGGAGAGCACCGGCTTGTCACGCCGGAGGTTGCGGGTTCGATCCACGTCGTGACTGCTAACAACTAACCTATCAAAACGGAGGTTAAGCATGGGTAATGTGAAAAAGGCGGAAACACTCGGTATGCCGCATGGCACGGCTACAAATCGCTTACGTAAACAGTTGTTATTTAAGTATGTCTGTCTTGCAGGAGACAATATATGTTATAAGTGTAAGAATATAATAGAACTGATTGACGATTTATCTATTGAACACATTAAACCGTGGGAGGGTAGGTCCGCAGAACTATTTTGGGATTTGAGTAATATAGCGTTTAGTCATATCTCTTGTAATAGACCGCACGTTAACGGAGCGGTAAGACGCCGGATAAGTTTAGATGGTGATGTTTTTCGTTGTTGTTCATGTAAACAGACGAAAGAACGGTCGAATTTTGGTATAAGCAGTAGTCGATGGAATAATGTGCAGTCAGAATGTAAAGATTGTCGTAATAAACGCCCGAGAGTGCGTCAGTCGTCGTGATCGCCAGTAGCTCGTTTTTGCCGGTGTAGTGTAAAGGAAAACACGCAACGCTTCGAACGTTGTAGTGCGGGTTCGAGTCCTGCCAGCGGCACCACGGAAAGGGTACGGTATGCAAGTCGAAGTCATGTACCGGGAGCCTGATACGTACCCGGCAATTCACTGGAACGGCCATAACAGTGCTGATGTGCAAGCGTGGCTGGATCGGAATCTTCGTTTGTCGGGGGACTACGATAATCAATATTGTGTGCGGAATAATGTTCTCTATCTTGGAATGTATACCCTTCCGGTGAATACGTGGTTGGTGGCTGACGGGAGCGTGCAGGACTTTACCGAAAGGGAATTTGCAAGTATATTTCTTGTCGTTTCCTAAGTTCTATGGTGTTTATGGCCGAGCGGTCTAGGCGCATGCCTGTGGAGCATGTTACACGGGTTCGAACCCCGTTAGGCACCCTGAGTGAGCGGTTGGCCGAGTGGTTAGGCGCGTCTCTGCAACAGACAGGACAGCGGTTCGAATCCGCTACCGCTCTCCACGCCTTTGTAACTCAATGGTAGAGTAAGCGTCTTTTAAACGCGAAGTTGTGGGTTCGAATCCCACCGGGGGCACTATGGTACACGTTGTCGGTGTATTGGCGTTGCTTGTCGGGATGATTGTTCTCTGTCGGCACAGCCTGCATGACACACAACTCCTGATGGACTTGGAGGGTATTGCCATTTTTGTCCTGATGGTGTACTGTGTACTTCGACTGTATGGTGTGAAACTCGCTTTTGTAGCTCAATGGTAGAGCAAGGCTCTCTTAAAGCCGGGGTTGGTGGTTCGAATCCACTCAGGAGCACGGCTCAATGCGGTGAACAGGTAAAGCTTCCGTGTGGTTGTCCCGACTTCCACCCCCAAAGGCCACGGGGACAATAGTTTGCGGCACGTACCGGCGCGTGTGGGAAAACACCGGAACCCTGTCAGTGTGACCGAGTGGTTAGGTGCTTGCCTTCCAAGCAATGAACGCGGGTTCGATTCCTGTCACTGACTCCATGTGCTACGGAGAACCAATGAACGGTTTAGACTACACAAAATACATTACACTATGGAAAGCTGGACATGTAGATGGTAGCCGTGGTAAAGTAGGAGTGTCTAAACACGTTCGCCGTTATTTGTTTGAGAAATACGATAATAAGTGTGCTGTTTGCGGCTGGTGTGAAACACATCCGATAACTGGTGAAGTTCCACTGGAAGTACATCACATAAGCGGACACGCGAATACGGAGAGCAATCTTATTTTGCTGTGTCCCAATTGTCACAGTCTTACGGGTACCTATAGAGGTAGAAATAAGGGACACGGAAGGACAACCCGAAAATAATGCATCTGTAGCTCACGTTGGTCCCGAGCAGCGATCTTGTAAATCGCAGGACGCAGGTTCGATTCCTGTCAGATGCTCCACTAGGTTGCGGGTTCGACTCCTGTTCGTAGCTCCAAGGAAAGGACTGCACACGCTAGTGCCCTACCCGTTATCCGTGGGTGTGGGAAACTTCAGTCGTTTCAAGTAGCGCATCAATTGGCGGCGAACGGATAAAGAAAAGAGCGGCCCTTCGGGGCCGCTTTTTCATGTCTGGAAAATGCTGAAGTAAATTAAAAAGAGGAACGCTCCGTAGAGCATCCACGGTTGATCCCACCGGACAACCTCCCGGCGCGACATTGATACTGAAGATGCTCGGTTTCGTCGCTTGCTTCCTCGTTTTGTCTTTCCCAAAACGCGAAGTCGTTCCTTCCGGTAGTAGGAGACTTTCGCCTGAACGGTTCGGCCCGGAATGGTCCGGGCACCTTTGGCAAGGTTGCACGTTCGGCACGACGTGACAAGGTTACGTGGGTCATCGGTTCCTCCTTTCGCCCGTGGCTTAACGTGGTCCAGTTGCAGCATGTACCGAGAGTCACAATACACGCACTTGTTATTGTCGCGTTTATAGATGCTCCGGCGCTGTTCGACACTGATCCAGTTACGGTCGTACGAGTTCGAACGTTTGTGTTTGAGTGGTAGCGTCATATGTGTACCCACCTGAAAGGGCATCACATAGACGGAGTATGCCGTCTACCGCGTCGTTCTCGGACTGTCCGGTAAGATCAATGACGAAGTGAGCGGTGATGTTGAACTGTTCGGTTTCCGATGCGTGTGTTGTGGATCGCTTATCCGCATTCCCACTCGCATCCTCAATATTCCGAATCAGTCGAACGATCCAGAAGCCTTGCTCACGGAGGGCGTCTGCTTCATTCACGAAGCGACAGTCATCCACAACCACAGGACCGCTTGTCATGGAAAACGTTTGTTTCCAGCGGTTAATCCAGTGGTCGGGTTCCCCCATAAACTCTCGCCAAAAATCTGTTCCGTACCATTGCAAGAGCGGTCCAAACGTCGTCTTTTTGAACTGTTCGATGGTAGCCTTGTTCAGAGAGGACGGATTCGGGCTGTGTCCCCGAAGCGTGTGTTGCTTGACCACATAATCAAGCATGTCAGCACAGTCCTGTTTGACCGCATCGGCAAAGGCAAGTCGCTGATGCCCGCGATGCTGAACAAGGGCGTTGGCAATCGTTGTCTTTCCAACGCCATACGGCCCGATAAAAGCGAAGTGACGCACATAACCCTCCTATGTGATGCGGCTGATAAGACTTATTGCAACCATACAGGCGGCTGCAACAAGGAGAAGAAGGAACATGAGAATAAACTTTGACCAGACTTGGAATAGGTACGCATCGAGTGATGTGTACCCCTCATCGTCTGAACGGCGCTGAAGCCATTTGTGCAGGTTTCGCAGCGCCTTATACTTCATAAAGCGCAACCAGACAATTAGCCTGAGCATGACACACTCTCTCCGGTAGTTACCCTGTGATACGTGTAGAGCATTTGCGGAGACTCGTTCAAGTCCATCGCAGATGCACAGCTACTCAGGATAGGGAGTAGGGAACTGAAGTCGTCAACGTGGAACACTCCGGGCATATAGTAGAAAATATGCTCCTGATCCCCCACGATGATGCACGTCTTTTGCTTCGCGTACGCATAGCCGAACTCCCAATGTCGTCCTCCACCGATGGTCGGATTTTTTGGATCGTTCGCAAAGAGTACAAGCACGTCGCAACGGTCTACATCGCAGGCGTCACGAATTGCCTCTCGTTCGAAGTAGGCCCGTCCCTGCACACCGTAGGCGCTGTGTGGTCCGTCTGTCCCGTCAAGCCACTGGCTTGTGACATGGATACGATGATCGGCTGTCTGAATAATATCCCGGTAGGCTTTGATTTCGTCCTTCCGGAGCCATGAACCAGCGAGATAGACGTTCATTCTTCCTCCTGTTCGTCTAACATCTCACTGATAGTATCTTCGATTTCTTCCAAGTTGTCAAATGTCTCCAAGCTGATGCACCCCTGTGCATCGAACTCTTTACTTGCTTTGCGAAGTACATCTTGAATGAAGCGAAGGAAATCACAATCAATACTTTTACGAGTCGGGAAGGTCATACCGTATCCTCCGAGCGTCGGGCCGTCTTATACTGGATCAAATCAAGCGTTCTGTTTGGCTCAATTGAGGGGCCAAGTTCCCGTTCAATGTACTCTTTCGCCGCGACGGATGCAAACGACACAAGAACGTAACCGGGAGGGGCCAGCATATAGCCAACATCGTTTCTAATGGAAAGTGGGAGGCGCTTTTTCAGCGCCACCCACTCATTGTATCGGTATCGGTTGGTCATGCGATCAATGTCCCTTCTACCATTTCGCTCTGTGGAAGAACGTGGTCGGCAAGGACAAACTTATACAGGTTTGCCGGATTGCCTACCTTGGTATCCATCTGGACGACGCTTGCCATGTCTTTCGACAGTTCCTTCAGGTTTTGGGCAAGCGACCGGGCGTTCGGGATTTGTCGTTCGTATTCACGAAGCACCCCGAGTGTGTTTGCCAGCCCACGTAGCTCTGCATGGAGTTTCGCGGCGGTTGTCCACTGACCGTTATTCTTGAACCCCGGCTCATTGGTCTGCGGGTTGTTCCATACCTGTCGAACCCACTGTTCCAGTACGCTCCACAGGATTGACGCATCACGGGCCGTTTGCTTCTGGTTCATTTCCAGCGTTCGCAACAGGCCCATCTCCGGAAGATCAAGCGCCTGTGCAGATGCCAGCATGAAGTCCGCATATGCGGCCATACGCAAATCGTGTTGTTTCGGTGCCCACGTTTTAATAACACCGACAATTTTGTTCAAGTCCTGCAACAACTCGTACCAGAGTTGGTTTCGGTTGTTACGAATACGATCCAGCAGGACGGTCGGACTGATCTTCTCGCCGCGACGATCCACGTAGAGCACCACCAGACGTGTTGATACGTCGGATCGGGTGAACCAGTGATTTCGTGTCGTCATCCCAAGGTGACACTTCACCTTGAATGTGACGTGATCGTTCGTGGTATAGAGCTTCCGGCGCGTAAACTGAATGCCGGTGGCAACTTCGCAAAGGGCATCTTCAAGCCACTTGTTCGGAGTATCGACGTTATCAAGAAAGACGTGGTGGGCATTGGAGACAGCAGTTTCAAACGTATCCCGGTCGGAAGGGATTGCTGAAACGGTAGACGTTGATCCAAGCAGCAACTCTCCAACTGCTTGAAGGGCCAAGGATTTTCCAGAATCCGTTGGTCCCGCGATGATAAGGTGTGGTTGGGCATCCATATACTCCGAAAAGAACAGCGAGTACGTCCACAGACGGAACAAAGCCGTTGCCTGTTCGCGGGTATGTCGGGCAAGCTGTTCGTCGTAGTTCGGAATGCCAAAAATAGCCGTCTCCAATGACGGCGTACTGGCATCTCCGGGCATTGCCGTAAACGGCTCCATGTTCAACGTATCGCGGAACAGAATCCCATCGGTGCCGTTTCGGACAACTTCAATGGTTTTTCCGTCCAGACGATAGACCATTCCCTCACCGTTGTAGACGTAGAGCAGCCCTTGTTGCTTGCTCCAAAAGTATGACGTCTTGGGAACGACCGGAATCCCGCGATCCTGTACGAATGCCGTCAAGGTTTCATTGACTACCTTGAACTCCGGCTCTCCGTCTACGATCCAGTACCGAAGATTCAGCAACGTTTTCCACTTGCGGTTCGTCGGGTCCATCGGAATGATATGCTGGCCGTCGTAGTACAACGCTTCGTGGCGCTCGGTGTCCCAATAGAGACAACCGGTCGTATTCAGGTCTTTCATCACTTCTTCGCTGATGAGACGTCGGCGCTCCGTAACCGGCGTGCCGGTCTGTGCCCGAAGTTTCTTC